GTGACTACCTGACTACCTATTCACAACCGATTTTGCAAGTCGCGCGAAATCCGCGTCCGTCCACTCGTCGAGAGTGGCGGACTTGTGCTCCCGCTCCAGGCGAGCGAGCAGGCCCGTGTGGCCCTCCCGCTCGGCCCAGCCGCGCAGACGGGCCCGTAGGGCGATCCTCCTGGCACGCGGGCTCAGGTTCAGGTGGTCGAGATCGGAGAGGTCGATGTTCGGGGTCATGTCCCTTCAGTCGACCGGCCCTCGCCGAACGGCTCACCGAAGGCCCAGGTAAATGCGTAAACCGCGCCACACTGGCGACGCAAGGTCCGCACCTTCCCCCACCACGACCGCCCGGCCCACCGACCCGCACCGACCCACCGTCGGAGGTGGTCCTCGCACGTGCACGCCTCCCCGTCCCGCCCACAGCTCGCCACGTACCGGGCCGCCACCAGGGCCGCCCCCTCGGGCTCGTCCATCGCCTCGGGCGGCGTGCACGGCCCCAGACGCCGCAGGTTGCGACTCGCGGCCATGCCGAAAGTGCCGCGGGTCGAGAAGTCACCCGCCGCGTACGCGCCCACAGGGGCGGCGTCGAGGGTCTCCAAGGCGCGAGCCCGGCGACGTCGCCACCAGCCGTTCGAGACGGGCCAGCTCTCCACGTCCTCCCGCACCTGGCTGTAGTCCTTCAGACGGTGCTCCGGGCACCCCACGGGGTCAAGGTGGCCGCGAGCCAGAGCAGCCCCGTAGCGCCCCACGCCGGCCCATGCGTCGATCTCATGTCGGCCCACGGGCCCGAAGCGTCCGCACCAGCCCTCTCGCCGACAGACGCGCAGCAGCATCGGCCGCCACTCCGGGTGCTCCCCTCGGGGGTCGACCCGGGCGAGGGCGTGGTCAATGGCGGCCACGTACTCGGGGGCCGAAACCCGCTCCAGCCGCTCCACCTCTGCCACGTCTTCCTGTGCAAGCTGGGACAGCCAGGCGCGAAACACGAATCGAGCTAGGAATCGCATAGCGGGCGAGTATAGTGGGGCCATGCCCGCAAACCCCATCGCACAGTTGCTACTCTCACAAGCGGCCCAGCTCGAAGCGGCGGCACTCGCCATCGTCCAGGGGAGCGAAATGTCCGCTGACGTGCCGTTCGAGGTCACGGAGGCGGAAGTACACGATTCGTCGCAGGATGATGCGAATCGTGACGAGAGCGCTCCGAGTGAGGATGCTCGCCTGTGGATCTCCCGTGCCTCGAAGCTCGCCGTCATCCTCGGCCACTATCCCCGCGACATCCAGGGTCTCGGAAAGTGGATCGACCAACACCCGGACCCGGAAGCCCCCGCCGAAGACGCCGAGAAGTACCTCATGCCGGACGGCAGCTTCTCGAACAACGCCAGTGTTGCCCTCGCTGCCTGGTACGTCGACCACCCCGCACGAGCCGACGCCGAGCAAAAGGGCGAGACCCGCCGCAAGCGTCGGGCCCGGAACGCGAAAATGGCTTCGACCCCCGAGGAGGACGAAGCCACTTTCGACACCGATGTCCGGGACTTCCCGGACGCCGACTAGGCGCTGACGAAGACGCGCCACTCGGTGCCGAAGGGCACGAGCAGGAAGAGTCCGTCCGCGGCCAAGGTCTCGGACGGTCCCGAGGTGCCCGATGGGCCGAGGATGGTGTTGCCGCTGGCCGCCGCGAGCACGAGCTGGTTGCCGCCCGCCACGTAGTCGAGAGCGATGGACGAGCCCGCGTAGCCCTGCGCGTTGGGAAGGTCCGCCTGGATGTTCCCGCCCGTGGTGTCGGCACGCACCGTGCGAGTGCCGCTACCGATGCTCTGCACAGGTACGGTGGCGTCGTCGATGGTCTGATTGCCGGCAGCCCGGCCCGTGATTCCGGGGTTGCCCGGCTTGATCTGATCTGCGCTCATGATGTCTTTCTCCTCTGAATGGTCGTCGTGTAGTGACCGTGGGGGATTCTACCGCTTACGCCGTGCCCCCTGCAACATGGCGCTGGTATCTCGCGGTGCACGGACCACCCGAGCCCCGACGAGAGCCTTGACCTTCGAGCGGGGCGTCTTCACCCCGCGCTTGACGTAGTACCCCCCGCCGCCCATCCGAGCCTTGCGGGCCATGAACAGCGTCCCCGCCGCGTCGAGGCGCGGGGTCCTGCCGCCCATGCTCGGGGGCTCCCCCGGGTCGACCGGGCCCATGCTCGGAGGCTCCGGGACCTCATCGTCGTTGACTCCTGGGAGCAGCGGGAACTCCGGGAACTCGGGGAGGTTGATCTCCGGATCCCACTCGCCAGACTCCGACATCTCAGCAGCCTCAGCCGCCGCGTTGATCTGGTCCTGCACGCCCCCCGTCATCTCGTCCCACATCGAGGCGATCTCCCCGAGAGTGACGACATTGCCGCCACCAAGATCGACCTGCGTGTTCGGTGGAAAGCTCGAACAGCCAGCCGGCGCGAAGGGAGCGAACATCGCGTTGAACGTCTCCATGCCCGTGGGCAGCACTCCCGTCTCCGCAAGCGCATCGGCGAGACCCTGCATGGCCGGTCCCGACTTGTCCGACAGCAGCTTCCGCAAGGCTTCCTCACCTCCACGGACCGTGATCGTCGAACAGTCCGCGCTCACGGCGATCGAAGCGCTGCCGGCTCCTGCAAGAAGGAAGAGCCCGCCGGCTCCAAGTGCGATCCAAAAAAGAGTGCCCATCGTGATTGTCTTTCGTGTCCTTGTGAAACTACGCGAGCCCATCAATGCCATTGGCGTCGAGGGAAAGGATGCGCTTGCCCTGCTTGATCTGCGCATTGCTGTCTCCGGAGATCACCATGAACGCCGGAGTGATCGCTCCCGCAGGAAGTCCACCGTCGCCGCTGTACGCATCCACAAGCACGGCACTAGGATTGGCGGCTACCAGAGCCTGCCAGGTGTAGCTGTTTTCAAACCAACCGGGACCGACGGACACGTTCGGTGCGACTCCGCCCGGCACGGCTGCCGGAGGTGCCCCGACGATCAGGACGTCCTGTGTATTGCCGTCCCATGAGTAGGTCAGTTCGTTCGATCCGTTGTTGGCCTGGGTTCCGACTGCGTTGTTGATCGCAGGGTTGAGCTGATCGGTGCAGATGACACACACCCGGATGTCGCCGGCACCGAGTGGATCGAAGTCCACGAGGAAGTTGAGGTACGGAGTGGCAACGGTGGTGGGCTCCGCCGGGATGTAGTTGATCCCCGCGGGCCCCACAACATTCGTCCACACAAGCTCCGCCGAGAGAAACTGAGCGATAGGAAGCCCGTCAAGCCCCCACACACCCCAGATCGCCTTGTTCCCAACACCTCCACCGTTGTAGCCGCCAGCCCCGGGCGCGAGAGCTGAGGTTCGCAACACCAGCTCTGGCTCGGAGGTAAGGTAAGCCTGTGCCTCATTGACAGAGAAGTCCCGAGACACTCCCCCACCACCAGGCTGTGCAGACGGTCCCACAACGCGAAAACCCTCGGGAGTGCGCGCGACTAATGTCTTTGGCGTGCTCACTGCCTCTCACCCTCCGCTGGCTTGGTCGGCTCTTCCTTCTCTCGGCCGCCCTCATCGTCCGCCTTCTGCTCTTCCGGAGTCGTTGCGGGAGGCCACACGGGTTTCTCTCTCTTCGGTTCCATCGTCACACCACCTTCAGTCCGAAGTCCACGCGAAGCGCTCGGACACTCGGAGTGCCCCCCGCAGTGTACACGTTGCTCACCGCGATGGAGTCTGTGATCGGGTTCAACTCAAAATCGTTTCGGATCCGGTCGCTGATGTCGTACGTCCAGCTCCAGTCCCGCGTATCGTCAGCGTCAAACGTGTTCGTCATCTGCTGATAGAAGAAGGTTCCGAACTCCCCCGTCTTCCGGTAGCGGTAGAGACGGATCCTGGCCCTCTCGCCCGCAGAGAACGGGAAGTCCCACCGGACCGACAGGTACTCCAGTCGGAACAGGCGGGCCCCGTAGTTCTGGGGAACCGGGAAGCTCTCAGCATACGTCCCGGAGCCCAGGCGTGGCGGATCGTCCTGGTAGAAGCTGCGCAGGTAGATCGGCTGGTTGCCGATCTGGCGCATCCCTTCAGGAGTGCGGACTGTGACGTTGCCCGGAATGCCCATGGCCTTTCCCTTATGCCGAGATGATGGTGAAGGGAAGCGACGTCGGAGGACACCCGGGATCCGTGGGCGTCAAGGTCACAGTGGCAGGCCCCTGGGGCACCAGGGAGAGGTCGAGCGAGATGTCGTAGCTCGCGGGAGCCGGAGGACCCGCAGGGAAGAACGGGATCGGGCCGCCGACAGCACTCGTCACGTCGAGCGTGTACGACCCATCGAGTGCAACGCCCGTCAGGGTCATGAGAGCGCTCGGAGCCCCAGAGATGTACGGGCCCGGTGAGAGCGAAAGCAGTTCCGGACAGCTCGCCGCACCCTCGCCCACCAGGACCAAACCGATGACCTGAGAACAGCCGCAACTGTTCACCACCGCAATCCCCCACCCCTCGGGGTCGTCTCCCGGCGCGGGGAACTGCGTCGCCTCCAGGGAGAACGAAAGCAGCCCCGCCTCGTTGTTTGCGAGATTCGGGAGAATCCGCGCAACCTCGGTCAGCGTCGGAGGCGCGAGCGTGTTGGGGGGAACCGGCGGCAGCGGGGGCACCGTCACCGGAGGAGCCAGCAACTTGATCTGCGTCTGCCTGTCGAAGTTCAGACCGAACAGCACAAGCGTCGCTATGGGGTTCGCGGGCGTGAGCGGAAACTGAACGAAGCGCAAGGTCTCGTCGATCGGAGACGCGAGCCCGTCGATACTCGCCACCACAAGGTCGGGAGGGCAGCAACCGACAGGGCGAAAACCAACAGGCGTGCGTGCGGGGAGGGTGTTGGGGATGGTCATGATTCTACCTTTCTAGGATGACGTAGCAGTACCGCTTGCCGTCTTTGGTTTTGCACTTCTTCTCGGACTTGCGCTTTGTGTCGAGGGCAATCGCCACCGCCTGTTTGTGCGGATACCCCTCCGCCATGAGCTGGCGAATGTTCGCGCTCACGACTTTCTGAGAGGTCCCTTTCTTCAGCGGCATGGCAACACCCTCAAATCACTTCTTCAGGACGACGTAGCCCACCCCTGCCGCGGCGAGGAAGGCCAGGAACATCATGCCCCCGGCATCTGCCTTGTAGGGCGGCTTCTCTTCAGTCTCGCCCGTTGCACCCGTCCAGGGACCTTCCTTGTCCTCCTCTTGCGGGTCGAACGAAGTGTCTGCTCCTCCGGGGCCCACCGTGATCCCAAAACGGCTTGCGTCCACGACCGGGGTCTTCGGGGGCGCTGGAGGTGCTGGTTTGAGGGTGAACTTGCCCGGCAGCTCGACGACGGGGTCCGGGATGATGATGGGGTCCTCGGGGCTCACCGGGGGCGGAAACGCCTTCGGTCCGACCCCAAGCTGAGTCTTCGGGTCGAGCCCGAAGGGGTAGTCGTCGCCCTTACCCTTGTCCGCGTAGCGCTGCACGAGGTTCGAGAGGGCCGCCGCGTAGCGCCCGCAGGCGATGAGCTGCCCGAGCCGCGCCATCCCCTTGCGGAACGCGAACTCCTCGGTCGGCTCCCATCGTGGGTTCGCAAACCCGTACACCATCTGGGTCAGGTTCCAGCGCTCGTCGGCCGCTGCCTGCACGATCTCCGCGACGCGACCATTGTCGATGTACGGCATCGGCATCGCGTTGCTCAGACCGTTGATGTACTTCTGGGTCTGCTCCCATGCGTACTTCGTGGCGGTGTCCCAAAAGCCCTGCGAGTCGTCAGGAACCCACCCGAAGAACTGCGAGCCCGAGAGCATCCCCTCGACGATTGCCTCGTGGCCGCCGTAGCGGACAGTGAAGCTCCCGCTCCAGGGGTCCACGTTCAGGCACGCCGGGGGCGCTCCTTCGAGCACGGCATCGAGAGCACCTTCAGGGGCGCCCATGCGTCCCTGCTCTCGCGCCTTGCGTTCCTGGTACGCCCGGTAGACTCCGCCCATCGTTGCACGCTTCATGTTCGCTATCTCCTCGTGAGGGTGTAGATCAGCCCGCCCGCTGCGAGCAGCATGATGGCACCCACACCGCCACCATCGCTAGTGTTTTGAGCTTCGATCTTCGCTGACAGGTCCGGGATGTAGCCCACGAAGGGGCCTTCGCCGTCGCTGACCTGGTACTGCTGATTGTCAGGCGTCTGCGGACCGATCACGGAGATCCCCGGCACGAACACCGGCACGTTCGGCTTGGCGATCTTCTTTTCGAGCCACGCCATCGTCTCGGCCCTCGCATCCGGATCCAGCCGTCCCGCCAGCGGGGGCGACATCGAAAGCGCCACCGCCTCATCCGTCTGCACGAAGGCGGCTCGGGCCGCGATGAAGGCATCGCACATCGTGATCCCCACCGCCAAGCGCTCGTCCGTGAGGACGTAGTTCTGCGCCGGGTCGGCCACCTGCATCTCGATGTACTTCCCGACCCGTGACTGCAAGTTGTTTCGCATCCGGACCACGTCCGAAATGCGGACGCTGAAGTTTCCAAAGCACGTGCCGAGGTAGTACGACTGCGCCGCGAGCATGTCGGCGTTCGTGTCGATCGTGCCGAAATGCTCACGCTCGAAAGAGCCTTCCGCAAAGAAAGCCGGTGCCGGTCCTGGCGGGCGGGCTCCTGTCCAGTACGGGTACAGGAGAGCCGACACGTCTGCCTTCCCCGAACAGCGCTTGCCACCCGCTCCAGGCTTTTTCTTCCCGTGCGGGTAGTGGTCGAAGTTGCACCACACCGCATAGCCGGCCCCGCAGTTGCCCGAGGGCTGGGAGTAGCTCCCCGGGTTGCGCCAGGGGGCGGGCATCTTCTGGGGTGGGACGACCGTCCGAGCACGGGCGTCCTTCATGTCCGAGCAGTCGATGAAGGACGGCACGCCCACCGCGTTGGCCCATGCAGGCACAGGATCTTCGCCAAGCTGTGCAAGGCGTCCCGTGCCCAAAGCGAGCCCGAAAAGGCTCTCTCGCACGTCCCTCTCGTGCTTCCACTTGAAAGCGTTGATCCCCACACTCATCGTAGCCCCCGCAAAGGGAATCGCCTCCGCGGGAATCGCATCCATGATGGTGAGAAGCTCCGCCGCGAACTCCAACGGCTGAGCCACAAGCTGTCCGACGGTCCGGGCCACGTCCATGAACGGGTCCACAAAATCGCCGAGGCCAGACGACCCCCACGCCCCCCGGAAGTACGGCTCCAGGGAGAGGATCGGCTTGGCAGGGTCGGGCAACACGAGCCCGAGCCCCTCCGCCAGCTCTGTGGCGAAGATCGTCACTCCAAAACCTCGATCTCTTCCATGACCACCGGACCGCCCTGCGTCTGCACCGGCACGTACTGGACCTGGGGCACCGCCTGGGGCGCCTGTGTGGCCGCGAGGAAGCGCCCGCGAGCGCCTGAGACCTGGGTCTGCCCCCCGTTGCCCCCAAGGTTCAAGCCGCCGCCCATGAAGGACTGCGCGTTGCGAAGCAGGTAGTGATAGCCTAGCGCTCCGACCCCTGCCCCAAGCAGGAGCATCCACCAGCCCCCGCCGGAGCTGCTGGTAGCCTTCTTCTGCTCCGGCTGCGACGCGGTCTCTTCCGCGTTTCCTGCACGTGCACGGGCTTCTCCTCGAACGACGTTGAACTTCGGCATGGTCCTAGAACTCCTTTTCGGCCAGGTAGGCTTGCAGTTCGAGCACTCCGGGCCACGTGCCGAGTGTAGCCTCTTCCAAGGCCAACTCACGGCGCTGCGTGGTGTTGTCGATGCCCTTGTTCAGAAACTGAGCAAGGTTGGCGGTCTCAGTCGCCCGGTACTGCTCCGCCACGAGCTTCGGGTACTTCCAGCCTCGCCGAAGGTCCGCCCACGTCACACGCTGCCCCGGGTCCGCGTACACATCCACCAAGCGCTTGGCGTAGTCGGCTGCCACCGCCGTCGCCCATGAGGGATCGAACAACAGCTCGGGCTGGTCCTGGAGGTGCTCCAGCCCATTGCGCCAACTGAAAGCGCTTTTGGGTCGGATCTGATAGAGCCCTCGGGCTGCGTTCTCAAACGCGCTCGACTTGTTCATCGCGTTCGGGTTGTGACCGCTCTCGATGCGGCTCGTGGCAACTGCGAACTCGGCAAAGCCTGGCGTCCAGATCCCCAGATCTTCGACGTGGCGGGCATAGTCGTACACGCGCCGTGCCTTGTCCGAGAGGATGGACGGGTCAAAGTCGGTCGGGGTGGCGCCTCCGGGAATGTCGAGGTCGAGAGATCCCAGCCCGGAGTCGGCAGCGCTTGCGCTGCTCCCCCCGAGAATGAGCAGGGCCCCGGCCCCTGCTGCAACTGGAATCCACCACTTCATGGACCTGCCCTAGACGTAGACGATCTCGACGCCTTGAAGCGTACCGCGGGAGTGGTGCCCGAGGATGATGGCGCACTCCTGCACCTTCTTCGGAACTCGCTTGCCCTTGGCGGTGATCGCCATCTGTGTGGACTTGCGCTTGCCCTTCTTCGCGGCCTTCTTCTTCGCAGCCTTCTTCGGCTTCGACGACGTCTCGCTACGGGCGATGGAAGCCGCCGCCCGCTTGCCCGACGCCGACAACTCGCCGTCCTTCTTCACGAGCTTGGCACGACGTAGGCTGGAGAGCTGGCCGACGTTGGGCTTGCGCCCCGCCTTGATCGCCTTGATCCCCTTGCGCTGCGCGTCCGTCAAACCCGCCGCGATCGACTGCTTCTTCTCGGTCTTCTTCGCCATGTCACTACTTCCTTTCGCGGCGCCGCCGCAACTCTTCATCGCGGCGACGGAGCCCCTCCGCCCGCTTCTTCTCGGCCTCATTCATGCCCCCGATGAACTTCCCGAGAAAGTCACCGATCCCCGGGTTCTGCGACAGAAACACGTTCGCCGCTTCCCCCAGACTCATGTTGTCCGCGTCCTCCTCGGGGTCCGAGGTAGGACCGAAGTTCGGGCCGAAGCCCATGCTAGGCTCGGGCTCGGGCTCGGGCTCGGGCTCCGACACGCTGTCCAGCGCTTCCTTGCACGCCTCGGCAAACGCCTTGTACGCCGAAGACTTGTCGTTGGGCACGAGGAACTGCTGCTCCCCCTTGCTGGTGTGGACGTGGAGGATCAACCCGTTGCTCAGGGCCTGGACCTTGATGCTCTTCATTGCGGACATGCCTCCACTCTACCACGCCGCTAGGTCGCGTAGGGGTTGGCGCCTTCGTCGATCCACTCGACACAAAGCCACTGGTCGTGCTTGATGCACGCCGCCCGGACCATGTCGAGCCAGGGCGTGTCCGGAAGGAGCAGGTCGTCATCCTCTTCGAGCAGGTACGGCTTGAGCAACGTCTCCACGTACTCGGGGCCACCCGAGACCGCGAGGGCAGCGTTCAGGGCCGCCTTCGTCGCAGCGGGGATCTTGGAATCCCCAGGTTCGTTGACGTCCACGGTGCCCATGTTCGAGGGCACCGAGATGCCCGCGAGGTTCGACCCCGCGAGGCGGCTGACCGCGTTGTACTGCGTCTGGAAGCGCCGGATCTGGTTCGCGTCCGCGGACGCATCACCCGTCTCGAAGGCGTAGCCCAGGGCGTTCATGAGATCGCGCGAAAGAGCCGTCACCTTGGCCTCCGTCTGCTTGTCGATCGCCGGAGGGTTCGGGCCCCCGGGAATCTTCGTTCCAGGGCCGAGGCCCTTGCCAGCCGGCTTCGTGCCATCGGCCGGCGTCTCACCGCCAGCCCCACTCAGGGCGAGGAGAGCAAGCCCACCAGCGCCCAGCCCGAGAAGTAGTTTCGTGTTCATCGTCTTTGTCTCCGTCGTTTCTGGGTTATCTCGTTGCCATCGGCCCGACTTACGGCGTCCTCGCCGTCTGGAAAGCCACCACCCCACCCGCGAGCACGAGCATGGCTCCGAGCGCTGTGTTCGGGTTGCTGTTCAAAAGCTCTTTCGCCTTCTCGATGTTCTCGTCGCTCACGCCCACGAGTTCGAGCATGATGCCGAGCAGCTCGGCCATGACGAACACCGCCCACTCCGCCGTCGTCTGGAGCACCGCTTCGAGCAGCGTTCCGGGCAGGTCGCTCGACACCGCAGTGAGCTGTGCTGCCATGTCTGCCGCGATCTTGGCGTCCCACCACAGACCGTAGCTCGACGAGCGCCCGCCCTCGGCAAAGAGAATCTCCATGGGGGTGATCTCGTCGAGCACGATCTCCGACGTGAAAGGCGTCGCCGGGATCACGATGTTGACCTGGGGGTCTGGCGTGTCGGCGGGCAGCTCTTCGAGAGCCTCGAAAATCGCTTCGATCCGGGCTCGGGCCTCGTGGTAGGTGTCCCACACCGGCTCGAACTGACGCAGAAGCTCCTGCTGTACCGCGATGTCCGGAGCGGAGAGGGCCACGCCGAGGATGCCAAGCCCCGCGAACCAGGGCGCAAGTTGATCCAGCCACCCCGGCTTCACCTCTTCGTACGTCTTATCCAGCGCCGCCATCGCTTGCTCTCGGACAGCCTCATCGGTGAGGTAGTGCCCGTTCTCCCCGCGGTTGATCGTTACCGCGTCCGCGGCCACATGAAGCGTCGACTCCATGATGAAGATCTCCACCTGATCGAAGTAGGTGAGGATCGGGTCGCGCAGCTTCAACCAGTCCGCCGCCGTCAAGATCGTCGGGTCTGCGTTGACCTTCTCGCGCACGGCAAACATGCCCGCTTCGAGGTCCAACACCTCGTCGGAAGGTAGGGCGACGTCCTCTACACGAGGACCGCCGCTGCCGGGCTGGGTCATGAGCCACAACCCGGCAAGCGTCAGTGCACCTGCACCGACGTAACCGATCGCCTTGCTCACTCGGCCGCCTCCACGAGTAGGCCGAGGTTCGTGTCATAGTAGCTACGCGCCGCGTCGTACTCGTCGCTGTCGAAATGACCTTCAGCGATGATGAGGTCCGGGTTCCAGTACCCGTCCCACAGCTCGGGCAAGGTCTCGATGCCGCTGCCCTCTGCGTCGTACACGTTGATGACGTAGGAGATCCGCCACTCCCCCTTGTGGAGCTTGCCGAACTGGATGAACTCGATTCGGAAGCGGTTTGCGATCTCCGCCGACGCCAGCTCACGTCCATACGTCTCCACCTCCGCCGGGATACCCGAAGGGGGGCCAGGCGGCGGGGCATCATCCGGGGCCACTTCGCTGGCATCCTCGGGAACGAAGATGTCCACCAGCTCCCCGTCGCCGCCGAGCGCCTTCTGTTCGACGCTGCCCCCACCGCGACGGAAGGCGAACAGGCCGACAGCGAGGATGGCACCGCCACCGAGAATCCAGGTCCAGGGAATGTCCTTACCGTTCGACATAGCGAAGCTCCGGTGGGATCTCCAAGGTGGACGTGCCGTCCTCTTCCCAGACGGTCGACTGGATGACGCCACAGCGGGTGAGCATCTCCAGGTCGATGACCGGAAGCCAAAGGAGGGGGCGTGTGCGGAGATCGATGCCCACGCCCTCGTGGTTGCGGAAGTCTCTCTCGCGCAGGTCGTGCGTGAGATGGGCGGCGTTCGCCGGGGCTGCACAGATCAACCCCGCGTAAGCCACCCGACGAGCGCTGTCGTTGGCGATGCACTCAGCCGAGACACCATCATCGGACTCGGCCTGAAAGCCCGCATCGAGTGCAGCCTGAAACAGCGCCCGCCAGGTGATCGATTTCGGACCCTTCCCGAGCAGCAGGTCCCCGCGTCGGGATTCGTAGAAGCTGCCGTGCACCGCATCGTTTCGGATGTAGCGGGCCGGCGAGAAGCCCATGGCACCCCGTGTGGGATCGTCGTCCACGGCATCACCATCGCCGTCGCCGTCGCCGTCGCCGCCAGAAACCGTTTCGGTCTCAGCGTCTCGGGGGCGAAGAGAGGCGATCAGAGCGAGGCCGAGAATGCCTGCGCCCACGTACATGCCGGTGCGGGAGTTGCTCATGGGTAGACTACTTCTTCGCCGACTTCTTCTTCATGTAGCGGCGGTAGGGGGTGCCACCCTTGTGGCCCCCATAGTTCGCGTTCTTCGCCCGCATCTTGGCGATGCGCTGCGAACCCGAGAGACCGCTTTCCATGATGTCGGGATGTCCATCCCGGTCCGGGTCTCCGGACATGCCCGCGGTTCGGTTCATGGCGCTGATGGGCTGGCCGGTCGCGGCGCGGTTCATGGCGCTGACAGGCTGGCCGATGGCGCCCGAGCGGGTCTCCATGCGGTGCTTGACCTCGCCGATACTCGACCGGCACTTGGCGAGGAGATTGGCCTGCCAGGGCATGAGGGGCTCGCCGGCCTCCAACATGCGGACGATCTCTCGGGCGTAGTGGGCGATCTCCTTGGAGTTGTAGATCGCCATCTGTTCGTGGGTGTGCTTGCTGTGCGCCATGGTTCAGTCCTCCAGCCCCGTATCGTCGGGGTAGTCGTGGTCCGCTTCAAGATCCGAGACTTCCGCGAGGTGTCGCTGCACTCGGATCTTCACTCGCTGTTCCAGGCACCCGAGCGCCGCCGCGTCGCGGGGGACACAGGGCCAGGAGATCGGCTCGCCGCTCGTCGTCACCGGGTAGACCTCCCGCAGCACCAGCGTGGCGATCACATCGCAGTCACGGTGCCCGTGGTTGATCTGGTGCACGATGGCATCGTCGACCCGGTCCGGAAGCCAGGGAAGAATCCCCGACTCCAGCGGGTGTCTGTACGGGAGCGCTCGCTCGGGGCAGGAGTAGGAGCGGGGCCGAGCCGTGACGCCCGTCAGGGGCATCGCTCGGCGGTAGCTCGGCTTGCCCTCCCAGGCGTAGGACCCGACCACGCGCGAGACCCCCCGGCGGCCCATCTGGCCCCGCCGCTTCTTCTCTTCCTGCTCGCGCTTCTTCTCGGAGTCCGTTCCGAGAGCCAGACAGGCAGCGATGCCGCACGGGATGAGAATCCACAACATGGCTAGACCACCCCCGGCACACGCACCAACTCGTGGTGGTGACCCACACGGCGACCTGTGAGCCGACGCCGGCCCATGGAAGCCGCTTCGGTCCGAGCATTGATGTTGAACGAGCCCACAGGAAAGGGCGTGCCCAAGCCCCACAAGAGCTGCACGTCCTCGGCCTTCTCAGACGGTGACAGGAACGTCACCGGAAGTACCAGCCTGCCGTTCTCGTCGATGAAAGCCTCACCCTCCGTCGCCATGTCGTGCACCGTGTTGACGATGACGGAATCCAACGGAAGGCTACCGTCCGGCTGCGCCATGGCGAGGATGGCATCCGGCACATCCTCGACTTCGAGCAGGTATGTCTCGCCGACGTCCACGAACGAAAGCCGGTTCGGCTTCAGTCGCGTCAAGGTCGGACCGGAACCGCTCGAACCCGAGCCGGCCATGACGAAAGCGACGCCCGCGCCAGCGGCGAGAAGGAGAAGTAGGTTGCTCGTCTTCATGGTCTAGTGTCCTTCCGCGCAGGGCTCACACGGCTCCACAGGGCCGTGCTTGCCGAGGGCACAGTCTGCGCAGCAGTGCCCCGCGGCCTTCCACCACGGGCCCGGGAGGTTGTACCCGGGCAGGTCCGCGGTGACGTCTTCGATGGTGCCATCGGCCCGGACCACGACTGCGTGGTACTGGTAGGGCACCGCACGTCCGTAGGTCTCGGAGAAGATCGGGATGAGACGCACGTACGCCTCGGTCTCGCCTCGGAGCCGGTACAAGCCGACCATGAAGCACGCCCACTCCACGCAAGTGGCTTTGTTCCGCTCCAGGATGATGGGAGCGCTCGCCACCCGTTGGTCCGCACACCGGCCGCCAGAGCGCGGCAGCTCGTACATCGGGAACGGTCCGTCCTGTGCCTCGGGATGGTCGGCGAGCCACTCCGCGTTGTACTCGCTCAGCCCGTCGACCATGCGCTGCCAGTAGCGGCGGAGTTGCTCGCTCTTGGCTTTGGGGATCTCGATGACGAGGTTGTGGTGGTCCTTCATGCTACATCTCCAGTTCCCATACAGCGGTAAGGTAGTCGACGCTTCCGGCAAACAGCCCCAGGTCCACGAACGTAGCGTTTCGTGGGATGTCGTGGATGTTGCTCATGGCGCGACCCCAAGCGTCGTATTGCCCGCGGTCGATGGAGCCCGCCGCAGGAGAAGGGGAGCGGTAGATCGGGCCCACGCCCACGCCCGGAGTAAATCCGGGGATGTTCGTCGACCACTGCACGCGACGCGCACGCGGGGGGATCTCGTAGGTCCCTGCCACCGCCGGGTTCAGCGGGAACCCGTCGTACTGCCCCGTAGGCAGATCCGTTCCGGTCGGCGTGTAACTTCGCGTCACCGTGGCGATCCGGTCGCCGATCGGCGCCGTCGAACACGAAACGCTCACCGTCGCCGCAGCATCGACCACCGTGTACTCGTTCACGGGAGCTGGCGTCGTGAGACCCGTACGCACCGCCTGGTTGGCGGTGTTTTTGTTCGGCACGACCGCCGTACTCGGTACCCACAGGCCGAGGGTGATCGTCGGTGCCAGGATGCTGAAACGAGTTCCGGGGCCGATGTCCACGAACGCCGTGGAGCTGTCCCACTCCACCTGGAGCTGGAGCAGTGACGCCGGCAGTCCCGCGTTCTCGATGTCCGAAAAGCGGGGCAGCGTCAGGCTCGTGCTGTTGGGCACGACCCGGAAGAACTCAGAGGCGTTCGCGTTGACCGTCCACCACAGCGAGCAAGGCTTGCCATCGGGGTCACACAGCTTCGACTTCGGCTTCAGCGAAACGAACTTGATCGGTCTGTACCCCGTACGCTGGTTCGGCGTCGGAGTCTGCACGAGAAACTGAACCCCGGTGGAGTCCCACCACTTCGACCCTACCGCGAGCTGCTGGACGGGGATGCGTGTGTCTGCCATACCGGAATCCTAAAACTTGAGGGAGCGCCCCGCACCCGAAGGTGCGGGAGCGCTCGAAGAGGCGACTACTTGGCGTCGCCCCAGAGCACGCCGAAGACCTGGGCGTTGGTGCCGACCAGGAAGTTGGCGAAGGTGAGCTGGAGGGTCTGCCCACCGACGTTGCGGAAGGCATCCCAACCCACCGGCAGTGGGGTGTTGGTCAGGGCGAACACCGCGGAGGTGATGCCGTTGCCGACAGCACCACCGATGGTCTGCTGGGCGGGGCCGATGCGGGCGTCCTGAAGGAGACCCGGGATCACAGCGAAGCTCTGCTCGACGTCACGGAACTCGAAGAACAGCGCGCGAGGCTGGTAGACGTCCGCGGTCTCCGAGCTGATGTTGATCGCCGCACCGATCGCCGCGGGGGGAACCGGAGCAGGGGGCGGAAGGGGAGCCGGAGGACCGGACAGCGGGAAGTTGGCGGCCTCCAGGGTGTTGAAGCCCAGGATGTCACCACCGCAGTACGGGGCCTCGTCGCAGTCGGCCAGGCCACGGAACGAGGGGACGCCGCGCTCCTTGTAGCCCTGGTCCTCCGTGTTCACGCGACCGTCCGACCCGTGGGTCGGGGTGTAGTCACGAGCGCAGGAGTTGCCGTTGCCGCCCATGGTACCGTAACCGGCCTTGCCGTGGTCACGACCCATGCCGCGATAGTTGACGCCGGCACGACCGCCAACGCTGGCGATGGCGCTCTCGGCCGCGGCCCGCTCGGCGAGCTGGCGAAGGCGACCGTTGCCGTGGAACTCGTCAGCGATCTGCTTGACGTCCTGGAGGTCGGGCATCCCGCCGGAAATGCGGGCGTTCTTCATGGCGTGCGCGTAAGCGCGAGAAATCTTCTGGTTCATCTTCATGTCTCCGGTTGCCCTTGCGGGCGGTAGAGGGGTGGAAATCGTTTCTCGTCTCGCGCGTGCCTGTTTCCCGGCACCGGATGGTCAGTTCACTCGCCTGTATTTTTGGCCCGGCGACGGCGCTCTGCCCTGGTGACCGTGTCAGGGAGAGGGAACTTTGCGAGGGTCCGGGACGCACTTGCCGTCGATACACGCGAGCATGGACTCGCAATCGGCAGTCGTGCCGCAGTCGTGCCCCTCAGAAGATCGGCGCCTGCCGAGCTTTTCTGCGAGGAGGACGATCGTCAGGGTGGTACCTGCGACTGCCCCGACCACGGTAGCGACGTCCCGAACCGTCACGGTGACCCTTAGAAGAAGGTCGCGGCGCGACCGTACTCACGGAGCGCCGGGAGTAGGAGGCCCATGCCGACCGCCTGAACGGCGCCGGACATCTTGCCCTTCATGACGGCGCCACCGACCGTGAGGGCGAGTCCGCCCGCGAGGTCGAAGCCGATCTCGGTGCCGGGGATCTTGCCCTCGTAGGGGAGCTTGTCCTCCACCACGCCGTACAGGTAGGCGGTACCGCCGGCCACCGCCACCTCGACCATGTTCTCACCGATGCGCTTGGCCTCGGAGGCAGCTCGCATGAGCTTGGTCTGCGAGGCGATGTACTTCTTCTCCAACTCGTTCCGGGATCCGGGAATGGCGATCTTCTTCATGTTGAATCTCCGTGCGCGCGTGTAGCGCTATTCGCGTGCGAGGTAATCTCGCGCACCTCTATGTAAACAGCGCTTCACGCGCAGCGCTACTCTTTGCTTCAAATAGTTTCTATTCTGCCGCTAAATGACGCTATTCTGCACTACAGGAAGCCCAAAGGCGCGTTGTTTGCGCCAAACAGGAGAGAAGACATCATGAGCGACGATCTGTCGATGTGGGCGGAGTCGAATCCGGCCCCAGGAAGCGTGCCGTTCTACGAAGGGGACCGTTCTGTCAGCGTGCAGATGACGGAGCTGCCCTCGAAAATCATGGAGCGCATCGAGGAGCACCACGACACCATCATCGATCTCCGGATCGAAGCGCGTGGGCCTGGCGACCGGAACTTCAAGTCTGCGTCGGGGAAGCTGATTGTGGACCCCGACAACCGCCCCAGCGTCGATGCCATGGGCCAGCAGCTCATGAAGCTGGCCGAGCGTCACGCAAAAACCGTTGACGACCCCGAGGAATACTGCTACCGGACGGCGATCCGGTACGACTCCCCGGGTGGCGACATCAAGTGGATTCGTCGAGAGTTCACGGTGAAGATCGTCAACGGGGCGCCCGTGTTCGATGACTCTGTGGTCGACGACCGGGAGCGCACCGATCTCAAACTGTTTCGCTTCTTCTTCGAGCAGCAGCGAAACGAAAACGATGAGCTGAGGCGCTTCATCATGAAGAGAGAAGAGGAGTATGCGAAGCGGATCGACAAGCTCGTGGACGCGGTCTGTCGAAGCGCTCACGAGCTGCCCGCCATCGCCACGAGTGTGGGCGAGGTTGCCAAGTCGAGCGCCACGACGTTGCACGAGGCTTCGCTGCTCTGGAAAGAGAGCGAGCAAAAGAGCACGGCGACGCGCAAGATGGAGTTGGAGGCGGAACTGGCTCGCGCGGATCAAGCGGCGCAGCAGCAGAAGTGGGACGTTGCGATGCAGCTCGGAAGCGTTGCGGTGCCCATGTTGATCTCCAAGGCGATGGGCATCCCGCCCGAAGGCGCCATGATGCTCGTTCAGATGATGCAGGGAGCGAACCAGGGAGGGGCCGGAGGTGTCATGGACGCTCTCGGAGGCATGGGAGGTCCCCAGCAGCCGCAGATGCCTGCACAGGCTCCTGCAATGGCGATGCCTGGTGCACCTGCACCGCGTGCCGTGCCTGCTCCGCAGAAGGCAAAACCCCAAAAGGGGCCCGATCCCATGACCGCCGACATCCCCTCGGGAGACGACTGGACCCCGCCCGAACTCCCGGAACTCGCGTTCTCTGGCGGTACTGAGAACGATCCGGAGCCGAATGGTTACGATGAGCATCTTCTGCTCTGGTTCCACATGCTGGAGAAGCACCAGGAGCAGAAGGTTCGGGCGCTGGTGGGCCCCGACGTGTATGACGCGATTCGTTTCTCCTCGGGGAAGGACAACTCCACCGCAGTGCAAGCACTTCGCGGGCTCAAGCGCAAGATCGACACGCTCGACCTGTCTACGAAAATGACCCTGACGCGCCAGCTCCTCGCGGTGCTCGGGAACATTCACGCAAGCACGCTCTGGAACCTGCTCAACGCGGCAGCCGTTGACCCGTCCGTGCCCGATTAGTACAATCTACGGGCTCACGGCTCAATGGTGAGGCGTGTAGTGTGCCATCGGCCCGGCCCCTCGAAAGAGGGGTCGGGTTTGTTTTTGTTCGTGCGCATGTAGTATCGTAGTCACCATGGAAGCCGCTCCAGAAGCCGCCACGTCGGCCGTGACCCACTACCCACGCCGCACCCGCTATCACCTCCCCTACGCCCTGACGGCGACCCTGAAGGCCGGGGACGATGTCCTGGACCGATGGGGCCGGCGGCTCACGGTCGCTGACGTGGGGCCCACAGGTCTCGCGCTCGTGGGCGATGCGAGTCGCAGAAACTGGGCTAGCTCCGGCGAAGCCTGGCAGTGGGTCTACAAGGCCGCCGAAGAGCTGTCTCTCATCCCGTAGGACTGCACATGGACCGTATCAAGCCTTTCGCCCTCTTCCTCTTCGCCTTCCTAGCGAGCTGCACCCCTCTCGCGTTCTCGGGCGCGAGCGAGCCCACGGAGCACACGTTCGAGCTGACGGCAGAGGATCTCGCGGAAGCGGCAGACCCCGCCTGCGAACCCGGATGGGTCTCGGACGACCCCGAGGCTACCGTACAGGCGGCGTTTGACCGCCTGGCCCTGAAGTCCATCCGGGTCGTGTACCGCAACCCGATCGCCGGGGGGACGGCGGGACAGTCCGCCCTCTACCTGCGAAACGACTTTGACGAGCGCTCGCCGGAGAGCCAGGCGGCGTTGCTCGTCCACGAGCTGGTGCACTACTGCGACCGGGAGCGGCTCGGGGATGCTCGATTCGAGCGTCGCTACGCGCACAGTGCTGGGCGCTGGGTCCTGGAGACCCGGGCCGACGTGCAGCAGATCCAGCAGTTCAAGCGCATGGGGGCCTCGGAGAAGTTCCTCCGGGCGTGGGCCGAGGACCAGATCGCCGACATGCGCGACACCTACCTGCTTTGGGACATCGATCCCCAACAGTTCGAGCGCGAGACCCCGCGCATCATCCTCGGAGCCGTAGGACTACAACCGTAGAACTTCCGCGCCTGCGCGGAACGCCAGGGTGCAGAACGGGACCAAACGGAACCAAAGGGCACCCTACGGACAAAGAAAAGCCCCCAGGGGCCTAATCCTGGGGGCTGTCCGGGCGGGAGCCCGCGTCCACTCTTGACGGGGGGACTCCCGCGGGGCATCATGCCCCTTGCCTAATGCGTCGAGATCAGGATAGGGGGTTCGGCCCCGCGCGTCAACACGTCCAGCGCTATTCGGTAGGAAAAGACTACCTGAAGCGCTGTCGAAGTGCGCGTTCTGCGATCTCGGCGTTTGGCACCCTCTGCCATGCTGAGTCCAGACCGTAAGCAAGCCGAGCAGTTCCTCCAATTCCTCTCGATGAGCGGCGAGCCGCGTCGGGAGGTGTGGCATGGACGCGCCATCGCCGAGGGGCCGGACAAGCCCGCAGATTGGAAGAAGAGTGCCCGCAACGTGGTGCGGGTGGGCTTCGATGGGCTCGACTACTTCGACCACGTCAACATCCGGGGCACGACACCGAACGGGCCGAACACCCGCCGCGTGCCGTGGGCCGCTTTCGTTGCCGTCCAGCACCATGACCCTGACGCCAACGGCGCCCGCAAAGACAGCGTGCGGCACCTTCGCGTCATCGCGCTCGACATCGACTCCACAGACGAGGGTTGGCGGGAATCGCTTTCGGCGGTGCCTCCGCACGCTATCGTGCGGACGAAGAACGGCTATCACGTCTACTGGCGTCTGCCCGACGCGCACGGGCTTTCCTTCGAGGACTACCGCGCCGCGGCCATGGCGATCGGTGAGCTGTGCGGGGCAGACCCGAAGGCGATGGACGTGGCTCGGATTCTCCGAGTGCCCGGCTATTGGCACCAGAAAGACCCGGACGACCCTTTTCAGATCCTCCTGGAGAAGTGTGATATCGGGGCTCGCGTCGATCCCTTCACGCTCATGGAGCGCTTCGGGGTGTCGGAGCGGTTCGAGGAGATCAAGCGGGAGCTGGGGACGAAGGCCCGCAAGGCGCGGCACCACAAGCCCCGGGAGGTCGACCTCGCCGACGACCCTCGGAACAGCGATGAATTCGAGGTAGACCCTGGCATCCTGCCTCGCCGCGTAGCGCGGTTGCGTGCGTACGTGAAGAAGGTCCCGGGCATGGACGATGGTCGAGCGTCGACCGCGTACGCCTTGGGCTGCAAGGCGCACGACTTCGGCGTGCCTCCCGAGCACGCGGTGGAGGTCATCCAGGAATGGAACCTCCGCAACGACCCGCCTCTCGACCCGGACTTCGTCGAAGACCGCGCACTCAACGCTTACCGCTACGCGAAAGACAAGGGGTTCGGGGAGGATGCGGACGACCTGAAGGGGGCGGACGATCTCCTTTCCAGGCTCCGAAACAAACAAAACCCACAGGTAGAGGGTGGGGAAACTCCCCAGCGCGAAAACGCGCAAACACAGGATGCGCTTTTTTCGCACCCTCCGGGTTCAAGCGTTCTCCCTAACGAAAACACCCCAGATTGCTTGAACCCCCTACGGGTGGGTGACGCGCCTTTCCCGCACTTTGGAGGTAGTGATAGTGATCCAGACTACAGTCCGAAGGTCGGGCAAATCGTCAAGCTCCTCGACGCCACAGACTCGGGGGGCCCCCTATACTCCCTAGATCTCGGGGAGGTGGAGTACATCGGCGATGCGGTCGAGCAGGTGAAGCGGGCATTCCCTGGGGGTGCGGCGATCCTCCTGGACGCCCCCATGGGGGCAGGGAAGACGTATTCGGTGCGACAGGCGACGCGAGAGGGCTCTCTCATCGCCATGACGGCGCTCACGGCCCTGACCCATGCCAACGCCGCCAAGCTCGGAGCCGTGCCCTACACGGACCCGTCAGCCCCCTCTGTGAGCCGGGTGAGCACGACCCTGAACAGCTCGGGGAAGATCGAACTGCTGCCAGACGAAGTCGACTCAGAGACGGGCCACTACACGCGCCGGCACGCCTTCATCGACGAAGCCCACGAGGTGGCCGACTACTTCCACCAGGGCCCGTTGCGCGAGCGCTACCAGACCTTCAAGACCGTCATGCGCCATTGGGCTTCGGCGAAGTACCCGATCGCTGCGACGGCGAACTGGACGCCGGACCTTCAGCTCTTCTTCATGAGCCGGGCCAATGACGTGGACGCGACGCGCCCAACGGTGGTGATCAAGGCACGCCCGCTGGCGACGAAGCGCCGCAAGGTCGAAACCGTCTCCGAGGCGGTGCTCATGCAGGCGTTCTTCCATGACGTCGTCTCGCACCAGAAAGGCGATGCCCCGATTGCCTGTGCGGTGACATCGGCCGCGAAGGTGCGCCAGTGGGCACGGATGGTCCGGAAAAAACGCCCGGACCTTCGCGTGCTGGAGGTGTCGAGCGACAACTCGAAGACGCAGCGCATCCAGGAGCTTCTCCACGATCCAAACCGCATGGCACAGGAGTACGACGTGCTGATCTTCTCTCCCGCCGTGCAGTCGGGACTCTCCATCGAGGCCCCGGTGAAGCGCCAGTACGTGCTGTGGAACTACGACAAGGTGGTGGCCCGCAACGTGACGCAGATGTGCATGAGGTGCCGCAACCTCGAAGACAGCCGCATCCTGCTCGGGGTGTCGGTCTACGCGAAGAAGGAAAAGTATCCGACGAGCCGTGACTACCTGATGAAGCTCGTCACGCGCCAGGCCCGAGAGGTTCGCGGCAACTGGAACGTCCACCTCCCGAACTACCGGGTCGTGGACCTGAAGTCCCGGCTGTTCGTCCCTGACGACCTGACCTTCACCGAGTCGTGGATCCTTCAGCAGCAGACCTACCGTGAAACGCAGAACGATCCTTTCGGCGAGCTGTACCGCGAGTGCAAGCGCCTCGAATGGGACTTCGTCGACAGCCGGGAACTCGAAGTGAACGAGGACATCGCCAAGCTCCTAGGAGCCCAGCAGAAGGAAGCGAAGGAAGAGGCAGATCTCGAACACGCCCGCGAGGTGGCAGCGGCAGAGGAAATCAGCGATGCCACGGCAAAGAAGATCAACGAGGCGGCAGTCTGTACGCCCGAGGAAAAAGCCCAGCTCGAACGCTACTGGCTCCACCGCTACTACGACCGCGAAGTGGACGTGGACATGGTCCTCCGCGATGACCGAGGACGACATCGTGCCAAGTGTCGGCGCTACAACCAGTTGATCGCCATCGAAGAGAGCCGCAAGGCAGAGGACTGTCCCGAGCGCTTGGATCACTTCCTCGCGTACAAGGACTTTGAAAAGAGCGGCTCTCGCCATGATGCGGAGCTGAAAAGCGACTATCGCCGATCCCTGATCACGCACCACGTGCTCCGCCAGGTGCTCCCTCACGCCTTCGATGAGCACGCAGACAACCACGGGGTCGAGCGCACGGGACACGAAATCCGAAAGACCTTGGCCCCTCTCGTGGCCGAAAACTTCCGGGGCCTCCAGGAAACGCTCGGCTGGGGCACGAAGGACGAGTCCCAGATCACGGCAGCGTTCAACAGGCTGTGCGAGGCGTGCGGCATCGAGGTGGTCGCGGGCCGGAAGAAGATCGACGGACAGTCGGTGCCCGTATACAGATACGATTTGACTACGGTACACGTCGATGCTAAGCCTGAGCGCGACCGGATGCGGGAGAGCGCTCTCGCCTACACGGTGGACATCTTCACCCCCCGCCGCCGCCGCATGGAAACTGCCTGATGCCCCAACCCCGAAAGAAGCTCACGAGGCGTGAGAAAATGCGCGTCTCGGCAGGGAAGTACGTCTACAGCGCTAGTCAGCTAAAGACGTTCGACCGCTGCGAACGCAAGTGGGCTTTTGAGAAGATCGAAGGGTTCCGGCCGCCTCCGAGCAAAAGCCAGGAGCTTGGTACGCGGGTGCACAAGGTCATCGAGGACTATCTCGCGGGGGCTGTGGACGCCTTTCGCCCGAACGAGAGCAAGGAACACAAGATCGCGTTTCCGGGCTTTCAGTTCTGGCCGCACAGGCGGGACATCCTCGGGATCGAAAGCAAGCTCAGCCTCTCGGTCGCTGGCTGCCCCTTCACGGGGTACATCGACGTGGACGCCTACATTGGGCCTCGCGTAGACGGTCACCCGCTGGTCATCGACCACAAAACGACTTCCGACTTCAAGTGGGCTTTGACGCCCGACGAGTTGGCCTCCGACATCCAGCAGACGTTGTACTCCGCGGACGCTTTACAGCGCTCGGGTGCGGACAAGGTCGAGGCAAGGTGGATCTACTACCTGACGAAAGGCAAGCCCGAGGCCCGCAAGGTGTCCGTCACGCTGCCTTCCGAGCAGGTGGAACACAACCTCGTGCGCGTCGAGGACCTTGTGCGTCGCATGGAGAAGGCCCGATTTGCCGACGCCGCAAACGACTTGCAGCCGAATGTGGAGGCGTGCGCGGACTATGGCGGTTGTCCGCACCGACACAGGTGCGAGCGCACGCCGCTGGCGTCGCTGACCTCCGCGTTTGAGATTGCCGACCGAAGAGAAGAAGCGAAAAGGAAAGAGAAAGAGATGCAGCCACGAAAGCCCAAACTCCCGCCCCCTCGCGTCAACGAACTGCCTCCGCAGCCTGCCACTGTACCCGTCCCCGTGGCGGCAGAGCCGGCCGCACGTCCTGGCATGGACCCGCAAGCCGTGCTGGCGAGCTGGCCGCAAGATGCGGACGACGAGACGCCCACGCCCCCGACACAGCACGTCGAAGATCTGCCACCCGCACAGGCTCTCGGCACTGTGCAGCCCCGGACGCGCCCGAAACTCCCCGGTGCTGCGGCAGCTTCGCTGGCTCCTGCGACGCCACCCGCCGCTGCTCCGAGCCCGCCTGCTCCCGTGCCCGCTCGCCAGGCGCCCCCGTTGCCGGTCGCCCCCCGCACGGAGCCGGCACGTGCGGTGCTGCCCCCTGAAGCCCCGAAAAGTATCGCGGCCCAGGAAGATCTGTCTCGCGCCCAACACCGGGTGATTCAGAGCAATCTGTCGAAGGCGGACAAGGCCGAGGTGATTGCCAACGTCGTCGAGGCGAAGGTGAAGTCGCCCGAGGTGTCCGCGACCGATCTAGCCTCCGAGGACATCCGGACTCGCCTGGTCGAGCGCTTCGGTGGCAAGGCGTCGAAGGACATGAAGAGCGCGTACCTTCAGCTCCTCGCAGCGTGCATCCAAGCAGGGCGCCCGCTGGACTACGCCGACCAGGCGATGGAGAGCTACTTCGAGCTGTTCGGCAAGTGAGCGAGTCGCCCAACATCCAGGCGATCTTCGAGCGACACTTCGACCCCGACCCTGACACGGAGAGCCCGTCATCCTCGCCAGCCCCGGAGGGCTATCGAGGGTGCGCGGGAAGGGTGGAAGCGACGCCGGAGTGGCTCCGCATTAGCTCGTTGCCGGTCTACGACTGGAACGAGGACGACGGTCTCGAACAGACCATCGCGGAGTACACTCGGGCTCTGAAGACGCCTAGCGGGACCATGAGCCTGCGACCTGTCCAGGCGGCATCGCTTGCGGCGATCCGTGCCGTGCGTGGCTTGCTCGGCTTCATCGGCGTGGGGGAGGGGAAGACCTTGATCACCTACCTTGCCCCGATGGTGCTCCAGGCGCAGCGCCCGATCCTCATTGTCCCCGCCAAGCTCCGAGAGAAGACGCGCCGCGACTTCCGGGCACTGCTTCCGCACTGGCACCCGCACCGGGGCTACAAAATCATTTCGTATGAAAAGCTGAGCCGGGCGAACTGGCACGATCTGCTCGACCGCGTGAACCCGGACCTCATTGTGTGCGACGAAGCCCACCGACTGAAAAACCGCAAGGCCGCGGTGACGCGACGTGTCGAGCGCTACCTGCGGGAGCATGACGAGTGTGCGTTTGTGGCAATGTCGGGCACGCTCACGAGTCGATCTCTGCGCGACTTCGGTCACCTGGCCTTGTGGTCGCTCGGGTATCGGTCACCGCTGCCGCGACATGAAGAGGAGCTGCGAAGGTGGGCTCGTGCCGTGGACGAGAAGGTCAAGCAGCGGGTACACCCTGGGGTGCTCGTCGATCTGGTCGAAGGCGAGGTGAGCCTGACGACGGTGCGCCAGGGCCTTGCTCGGAGGATCCACGAGTCGCCGGGGGTGATTCACACGCCGCTTGCGGGGGTCGACTCGTCCCTCATTCTCGATGGGTTCTCGGTGAAGCTGCCGCCCACCGTCGAGCCGTTTCTCGACGATCTGGTGCACAGCTTCGTTGCCCCGAACGGGGAGGAGTGCACGCCGGCCGACGTGTGGCGCGTGTCGAGACAGCTTGTGCTCGGGTTCTACTACAAGTGGGAGCCACCGCCCCCCGCCCCGTGGATGCGGGCTCGTAACGCCTGGTGGCGTTTTGTGCGTGAGACCTTGGAGCGCGAACTGCCCGATCTGGACTCGGAGCTTCGCATTGCCCAGGCGATCGACCGCGCCATCGAGCACGGGGCTCGGCCGCACGGCGCAGAGGAGCTGCTGGCGTGGCGCAACGTGAGGGGGATCTACAAGATCAACACGGTTCCCGTGTGGGTCTCGCACGAGCCGATGAAACAGCTCGTGAAGCGCATCCCGAAACGACCGACCCTGGTGTGGGTCGAGCACATCGCGGTCGGGCGGTGGCTGGAAAAGAACGCGGGGATCCCCTACCACCACAACCAGGGCCTCGACGCGACGGGCACGTATGTCGAGGACCGTGAGGGCCAGACCATCGCCCTGTCCATCGCTGCAAACGCGGAGGGTCGCAACCTCCAGGCATGGAACCACAACCTCATGCTGAGCTTCCCGACGAGCGGGCGAGTGGCCGAGCAGCTTCTCGGACGCACGCACCGCAAGGGGCAGATGGCGGACGAGGTTACGGGGGACGTGCACATCGGGCACTCGAAGGTGCTCGAAGGGTTCAAGCAGGCATACCGCGACGCGCTCTACCAACGAGCGCTGACGCAGAGCCCGCAAAAGCTCCTGGTCGCTGACCTTGTCGGCGAGCTTGGAAGTGTCCGCGAGGACATCGAGAAAGAGAACAAACGGAAAGGGAAAGAGAAATGAGCAGTTTGAGAAGCATCGACAGCGCAGACGCAACCAGCAACAACGGCAGTCGTCGTCCCTACTTCAAGGAGGGCAACTACGTTGTCCAGATCCAGGAGGTCAAGTTCCTGGAGACCCGCACGAAGGGGGATGCGGTCATCGTCGAGATGATGCCCATCGAGAGCAACAACCCGGAGATCAAGCCTGGCATCGTGCACGCCTGGTACTGCGGGCTCTCCTCGGAGCTGGGACCCCTCAACCTGAAGCGGTTTCTCGCCGCGGCGTACGGGCTCGACCCGTTCAGCGATGAGGCGAACAAGCAGATCAACTCGCAGGTGGCGGAGGCGGCGTGCAGCGACTCCCAGCCGCTTCGCAACGCCTGGGTGGGCCTGGAGTGTTCGATGACCGAGACGCAGGCTGGCAACCCCTTCACGGTGCACACGTACCGTCCTCTGAGCGATGAGGAGATCGCCGAGGTCCAGGAGCGGCTCCAGGCCGGATAGAGACAGGAGCAAGCATGTACGCCCTCGACACGGAGACCTTTCTCATCGTGCCGTCCATCCTGGCTCCGAGGATGGTCTGCGTGTCGTGGGCGCATGGCGAAGAGCGGGGGGTGTTGCACCGAGACGACCCCCGAGCGCTGGAGTTGATCCGGCATGTGCTCGACCACGAAGAGAGCACCTACGCGAATGCCCCCTACGATCTCGCGGTGTTTGCCACGACGTTTCCCGAGCTGGTGCCGAACATCTTTGAGGCGGTCGACGACGGTCGCATCCACGACGTACAGACCCGACAAAAACTCATCGACATCTCCGCCGGGTGGTACCGGATGGACGAAGACGAAGAGGGCAACGTCAGGAAGATCCACTATGGGCTGGCCGACATCGTCTCCCGACTGACGCGGGGGGCCGTGCAGCTCGACAAAGACACATGGCGGCTGAAATATCACGAGCTGGACCGGCTCCCGGTGGAGCAGTGGCCGGCAGGGGCCCGCGACTATGCGGCCGAGGATGCTGAGGCGACACTGCGGGTGCACCGTCGCCAGGACATCGAGGGCGACCCGAACGTGCTCGCGTGCGAGCCTCTCCACGTCAAAGCGCACGTGGCTTTGCACCTGATGTCGTGCTGGGGGATCCGCACGGACCCCGAGAGGGTCCGCAAGCTCTCGGAGGAAGCCCACCGACAGCTTGCGCAGTTGCAGATACGGCTCGAAGCGGAGGGCCTGGTATCGAGCGACGGCAAGCGCCAGACGAAGGTCGCCAAAGAGCGCATGGTGGCGGCGTCTGGCGACGACCTGAAGCTGACGCCAACGGGTATCCGCTTCATCCAGGATTCGAGAGGGCGCCGAGACGTGGCGTACCGCGAAGCCATCGAGCGCGGCTATGTGGCGCTCGATGAAGATGCGTGCGTGCAGTCTGGGGATGCGGTGCTCAAAGACTACGCCCGGTTTGCCAAGCTCCAGAACCTCATCAAAAAGGACGTGCGCTTCCTCGAACGCGGCAAGGTCATCCCGATCCAAAGCCGTTTTGAGCCGCTCATGGAGACGGGTCGCACGTCGAGCAGCAGTCCGAACATCCAGAATCTACGGCGAGGCGTGGACGGCATCGAGATGGGCGTGCGCGAGTGCTTCGTGCCGCGCGAGGGCAACGTGCTCCTGGCCTGCGACTACGGAGCCGCGGAGCTGCACTCGCTCGCCCAGGTGTGCATGACGGTCTTCAAGCACAGCAAGCTCGCAGACGCGCTCAACGCTGGCCGAGACCCGCACTTGGCGATGGCGGCGAACATTCTGGGGATCCCCTACGACATTGCCGTGCAGATCCGCAAAAAGGCGCTCGAACGGTGGGAGGCCCCGACCGGAGAAGTGTTCGACCGCCACCGCGTCAAAGAGACGCGCCAGATGAGCAAGGCGGCAAACTTCGGGTTCCCGGGAGGCATGAGCCCCAAGCGCTTCTACGGCTACGCACAGGCGTACGGGCTGGCCCTGGAGATGGACGAGTGCGTGGGCCTGCGTCGTCGTTGGGGCGAGCAGTGGGTGGAGATGAGCGAATACTTCGAGTGGATTCGCAGGCACGAACGAAATAACCGCTACTACATGACGCACCCGGTGACGAAGTTCACCCGAGGACGCATGACGTACACGGCGTGCTGCAACTTCCCCTTCCAGCACCTTACGGCACACGGAGCGAAGGCAGCGCTGTGGGAGGTGACGCGCCGTCAGTTTGACGTGGCGAACTCGGCCCTGTACGGCACGGCGATCGTGAACTTCGTCCACGATGAGTTGATTCTCGAAGTCCCCGAGACCCGCATCCACGAATGCGCGGTCGAGCTGGAGAAGGTCATGTGCGACGAGTACAACCGCACGTGCCCAGATGTGCCAGTCCGCGCAGAGGCTACGGCGATGCGCTACTGGAGTAAGAAGTTTGACGAACCGAAGTACGATGCTACCGGACGTATGGTAGCCTGGAGCTAGCGATGCCCCATTCCAACCAGATTCTACCCGTGAACCAGAAGATCTACCCGGGCCAGCGCAAGGCGTTTTTCCGGGTCGAGAACCACAAGGGCTGGCCGACTGACGATCCCGTGGCGATCGTCGAGAAGCACCGCGACATCGAGTGCGAGAAGCTCGGCCCCGGTCGCTACGAACTGACGTGGGGCGACCGAGACATCCCCGAGCAGCTCTGGATCACCGTCCAGGTGGGCAGCTACGGGCGCGAGCGGGCGACCGTCCGCCTGAACCCCGTCGCCGAGGTGCAGGTCGGTGGCGAAGGCACCGCGTAAGGGCGGCCCGCAGTCCGCAGATCCGGTGTGGGTCGTCTTCCCGGAGGCGGCCCAACGTCGGGCCTTGCGCGCCCTGTGGGCGCTAAAGAAGCTCCCGAAGTCGCGCCAGTTCGGCACGAGTGCTGGCCGGTCCATGGCTCGTGCCATGGCGTCGGGGCGTGCGGTAGACGCGCGCAAGGTGACCCACTTCTTCCCGAGGTGGAGATCTCGCATCCAAGAGCTGGAGGCTCTGGGGCGGACGCCGATGGACGACAAGGTCATCGGGGCGTCGGACCTGTGGGGCGGGTCCCCGGGTGACAGGTTCGCCACGCGAGCCGTGGAGCGGGCGGAGAAGGCCCGCGAGAGCAAGGGCGGGGGCCGAGCCCGCCGGATCACGTACATCGGCTAGGAGAGCCATGGAGAGACTGAAAAGCGGCGTCGTGGAGACGTCGAAGGGGTCTGTCGCCATTCTGGTGACGGAGGACGAGAAGTACCACGTGTGGCGGGCTCGGGACGGTCGGGTGCGGTGGGCGTTGGCCGAGTGGCCGGACGATGGCTGGGGCGTGAAGAACTACGGGGCGTCGTGGACGGTCCGGGGAGCTGTGGCGGACATCGAGGCCCACCGGGAACTGATTTCGTCCCTACCCCCCTAGCCGCGGCGCGTGGTAGACTCCGGTGCCATGGCACCGACCGTCAAGTGGAGTCCTGTCGAGATCAACCTGCCCGGGTACGGGCGCGTGGCGAGCGAAAGCCAGGCGTTCAACATCGGGGGCACCGACATCCGTTTCCGGATGCTCGGGCGCATGACCAAGCCGCCCGCCTATGAGCTGGTGGCGGTCAAGCCGGACGGCTCGATGATGGAGCTTGCGGTGTTCGAGAAGGGATCTTCGGAGCCGGCGAAGGCGCTGCGGGACCGGGCCACGAAGCGAGTGCAGGCGGAGGTTGAGAAGGCGAGCAAGCCGAAGGCTCCCGAGGCCGGACGCACTGTCCGAGAAGAGGAGGTCTACCGCGAGTATTCGTCGGCTCAGGAGTTTGCCATGCGCTTGAAGATGAAGGGGGCGACCAACATTCGCCTCGACCAGAGAGCCGATGGCTATTGGGTCGTGAGCTGGAATGTGAAGGCACCTTCGGAGCCGGCGAAGGCGCTGCGGGACCGGGCCACGAAGCGAGTGCAGGCGGAGGTGGAGAAGGCGAGCAAGCCGAAGCTGGTTCCGGCTCCGAAGGCGAGTAAATCAAAGGTGCCCGAACCTCGGGGCGATCTCTATGAGATCACGACATCGAAGGGTAAAGAGCAGGTGCAGGGCGAGGTGTACTTCCCCTACGGGTTCCGCAAGGCCCGCGGGGCGCTTTACGGCGGGTACGTCTTTGTGGACCATATTCCCACGGGGCTGTCTCTCGGAAGTCTCCCTCTCTCGAAGAGGGACGCTTTTTTGAAGAGCGTTCCGTTTACGGACGCTGCGAAATCGAGTGACGCCGATGTGGTGCGCGAGGCTTTGCTTGCGTCTCGCATGTCTGCGACCTTTGTGCAGAAGCCCACTGCCGCAGACAAGCGCCAGGGGCTTCGCATGGTTCGGGATGCCCTAGTGAAAGCCCTTCCTGGTGTCACTTTTGAGCCTTCGTCGACAAAGGGGTACACGGTGATCTCTTGGGGGAAAGTGCTCCCTGGAGATCAGGAAGTCACGCAAGAGGCCCGACCTTCAAATCTCAATGTGTACGACGCCCTAGTTGCGAGCTTCAAGTCTCTCGGGGCCTATGGCACGTCGAATGCGGATCACGTACAAGCCCAAAAGCGGCTTGGCAGTATCCCCCGCGAGGTGTTGGAGCGGGGGGCCGCATTCTTCCGGGGTACGGGGGAAGAAAAAGCCCAAGGTGTTGCCAAGGAAGCCGCCAGGATGAAAGCAGCTTCGTTGAAAGGTTTTCCCTCAAAGGAAGTCACTTTGGCGAAGTCTGCGGCGGCGAAGGAAGCACCTACGGTCAAGGCGTGGGTGTTGACTCCGGGGTTGATCGTTCACAAAGCCCCAGGCAGTAGCGGATACGCGCTGTCTCATGAGTTTTCGGGGATGCGTGCGTTTCACAACGACGCCCCGCGAGTGAGCAAGGCGATGGCGCTCAAGGTGGGGGAGGTGTTGGCGAAGTACCCGGAGGTCTGGACCACCCGAGACCCTAGTGAGTTGTCGGAGAAGATCTACAAGATCCCCGGTCTCGTGCCGTTCATCCAGCGCAACGGGGGGAGGGCAAGAGAGTTCACTCCCCTAGAGACGATCCTTGAAGAAACTTCAGGTGAAGTCCAGCAGAAGAAAGCTCGGGAGGCGGAGCGGGAGCGCATCATCCGATTGCGAGATCCCTACTACCCGAACCCGGCACCGCCTTCGGTTTGGCAATCCGAAAACATCTTCACTCTTTCGGATCACGGAGCCGTCGCGTTTGAGAAGTGGATGCGTGAGGCTGCTTCTGAGGGTACTGCTTTCGCCAAGTTCACGCGAGGGATTCGCTTGTGGCCGGAAGGTTTCGATCTCGAACCGGCGTACGAAGTGTTGGCCCAACACCCGAGGCACAAGGATTGGCGGGTGTTTCAGGTGGTGCCCAAGCTCCAAGGCGGGGAGTTGATCTACGACATTGACGAGGGTCGCCGGGCAACTTTGGCAGACGTCAACCGCATCGTGACCCATGGGCAGCAGTCGAGACACCCGCGCGTACGCGGTATGGTCGAACTTCAGGTGCGTGAAGAAGAGAAGGCGAGCAAGCCGACCATCCTGGCGCAAAAGGCGGTACGCAAGGCGGCCATGGACTTCGCCGACACCCGCGGCCTGAAGCTGACGAACTTCCAGTTCGGGGAGATGACCGGCTCGGACTACCAGTGGGCGTTTGAGAGTCCTCGGGAGTACAGCACTCGTGCTTTGCAGGTGGTCTGGTTCGCAGGCAGTTCGGGTGATCTCTCTGTGCAGGAGATGGAAGACGAGTCCCGCGGCAAGTCGTGGAACTGGAAAAACGTGAAGACTGTGGAGGATATGCGTGAGCGCGTTTCCATGGCCCTGAACGAGTCGAGCAAGTGGCTCATGGGCGAGCCCGCCACGGCGACTGTGGCGATGGAGATGCCCGAGGCGAAGCCTGGTACGAAGATCTACCTACAAGGGACGACCTACCCCCAACGCATCCAGCTTCGCAAGGCGGGGTTCGAGTGGGACAGGGATCGCAAGGCGTGGTGGACGGACAAGCCGACGCTGGCACAGTCCATGGCTCAGTCGTTGGGGGCCCGAGTCGAGACGACGGACATCCCAGCCCCACCCCCGAAGGAGAAGCCGAAGAAGGGGAAGGACAAGCTCTCCCCGAAGGTGCGGGAGGGCCTGGACAAGCTCGTGGCCGGGCTCCAACAACACCACCACTCCAAGCGGCCCCACCTGTACGTGGTGGGGAAGAAGTGGGCCAAAATCGGTCCGGAGAGTAGCTTTCACCCGGGAACCTTGGCGGAAGCGTTCCTATTTGTGGATGTGAATACGGGCGAGGTGCGAGAGGCTGTGAGCTTCAAGGCTCCGAAAGACGCGGACATCGGAGTCAAGGTCTGGGACTACAACCCGCTGCTCAGACCCTTCGAGCAAAAACAGTTTGGTCGCAAGCCGGCGGAGCCCGAAGGCCGCAAGCCGACGCTGGCACAGTCCATGGCTCAGTCGTTGGGGGCCCGAGTCGAGACGACGGACATCCCAGCCCCACCCCCGAAGGAGAAGCCGAAGAAGGGGGAGGACAAGATTTCTCCGAAGATGCGTGAGGGTCTCGACCGCCTCGTGGTGGGGCTGGAAAGGCACAGCAAGATCCCCGGAGAGAAGTTCGCCTACGTGGTGGGGAAGCGTTGGGCCAAGGTGGGCCGGAAGGCCCGGGATCGGGACAAGCCAGGAGAAGCGTTCCTGTTCGTGGACGTGAAGACGGGCGAGGTCCGGCGTGCGGCGAGTTGGAGTCAGCCCCGGGACACCGATGTGGGCGTGGACGTGTGGGCCTATGACCCGGCGAAGCCGTACTACAGCCAGCGGGAGATCCCCACGGCGAAGGAGAAGCGACAGCAGGTCGTGGACAAGGCGATTGCGAGCATAGAGGCGAAGCAGAAAGCGGAGCCCGAAGGCCGCAAGCTCGGGGTGGGTCGTGAAGACTACGAAGAGCGCAAAGAGGCTCGCATCGAGCGGCTCGAAGAGCGGGCGGCGAAGAAGAAGGCCGAGGCGGAGGCGCGTTGGCAGTCGTCAGGGGAGCGGGCGAGCCGGATTCCTTTGGGCCAGCCCATCCTGAAGGGGCACCACTCGGAGAAGCGCCACCGCCGAGACATCGAGCGCATCCAGGCGGACAGCCGCAAGTCGGTGGAGGCCCGCCGGGAGGCGGAGGAGCTGGAGCGTCGAGCTGCGGCGGCTGAAGCGTCTGGGGCGATCTCCAGCGACGATCCGAAGGCCCTGGAGAAGCTCCAGAAGAAGCTGGCTTACATGGAGGCGCAGCGAGAACAGATCAAGCGGTTCAGCCGTCTGGCTCGCAAGGGTGACCAGGAAGCCATTTCCAGGATCGCCAAGTACCTCGGCCCCTCGGCGAGCTACCACAAGCCCGAGAAGGGCTACCCCTCCTACGTGCTCTCGAACCTCGGGGCGAACATTCGCCGGGTCAAGGAGCGCATCGAGGAGCTGGAGAAGCGAGCGGAGCGGACGGCACGTCAGACGGAGATCGGCGATTGGGAGATCGTCGAAAACCCGGACGTGAATCGTACGCAGATGCGCACGAAGTACGATCGCCGGGCGACGGACGAGGAGAAGAAGGCCCTGAAGTCCTATGGCTTCCGTTGGAGTCGGAACGAAGGGGCCTGGCAGCGCCAGATCTCCAACGCGGCTTGGTACGCCGCGGAGCAGGTGGCGAAGATCTCCGAGAAGGCTGGAGGGATGTCGAAGTTCGCGGTGACGGACGCGCAGCGCAAGGCGGCCGAGGCTCTCATGAAGCGGGCCGAGCCGTTTCGCACGTACGGCGACCTGTACGACCGCGGTGTGGACAACTCCGCGAACCGGCTTCATGACTTCCTCGGGCGCGCTGACGGTCGCAGCGGCGTGGACACCTTCATGAAGGAGCTTCGCGTGCGTGTGGAGGCCGCAGAGAAGGCCCGGAAGGAGCGCGAGGCGAAGGAGCAGGCTGCTGCCGCTGCGAAGCGCGAACCGAAGAAGGGGAAGAAGAAGGCGCCCCGCATGAGCCGGGAGGCCCGCGAGAAGGCTGCCCGTGCCGCTCAGCTCGATGCCTGTCCGGCCGCTCTCTACCAGTGGGAGATGTGGCACCGGGACGAGAACACGCCTTCCCGGGAACTTCGCCAGGATGTGCAGCGGGCTTTTGCCCCCGTGCTGAAGTCGTTTCTGAAGGCGAAGAAGGCCGGCGAGACGGCGGTCAAGGCCAGGCGTGGGACGAAGACCTACGACACGAAGGTCGCTGCGTTCAAGGCGGCGGAGAAGTCCTACCAGGATGCCATTGACGGCATGATGGCAGAACTGGAGTGGGACGTGGACTTCGAGGGCGAGGATGTGGTGGATGCTCGCAAGGAGATCGACCGCTGCGCCCGCGACACTGCGGGAGGGGAAGCTAGCGCCCGTGCCAAGCGTGCGGCGGAGATCGAAGCCATGCGCAAGGCCCAGGGCGGTCTGTTTGCGTTCGATGTGCCGAAGCCCGAGTCGAAGAAGGCCCCGAGCAAACCGAAGGCCAAGCCCGCGAAGAAGGCTCCGAGCAAGCCGAAGGCCAAGCCCGCGAAGAAGGCCCCGAGCAAGCCGAAGGCCAAGCCCGCGAAGAAGGCCCCGAGCAAGCCGAAGAAGCCGTCACGCGCCGCCAAGGGCAAGCGCAAGGAGATGACGGACAAGCAGTGCCAGGAGGCGATGCTGGAGCTGCTGAAGCGCACCCCGGCGACGGACCCGGGGCTTGCCAAGCACTTTGGGATCTCGCTCTACAAGGCCCAGAAGATGCGCCGAGCCCTGAAGGGCAAGGTCATGCGGGTGGGCACCCGCGGGTGCCACTCCGTCTACGCGGCGAAGGACCCGATCGCCCGCTCGAACGCGGCACGCATGGTGCACGCCAAAACGACCTGCGAGGTGCCTGGCGTGCCCGCAGCGGCGAAGAAGGCGAAGCGGCGGGACAAGCCCGCCAAGCCGAAAAAGAAGGCTGCTACGAAGAAGCGGCAGCCGAAGGCCAAGGTCGTGTACTTCGCCTAGGGGCGGTACTCGCTCTCGATGTCGTCGAAGATCCCGGCCTCTCCAAGCGTCGTTTTGATGAACGCGCTCATGGAGAGGTCGTAGCTTGCCGCGGCCATGCGCACCGCGTGGCGCTCGTCCTCCGTGAACACGACGGAGATACGGGGCTTCGCGTCTTCGGCCACAGGAGCCGGCTTCTTTGCCGGCTTGCTCTTTTTCGTTCCCATGTGTTGATGGTACTATCTGACTATGATATCCACAAGTCCGACAGGCCGGACCGGACTACCGCTCTACATGGAATACGCGCTTGGAGCCGCACTCATCGCATGGACCATCCTCTACTTGCCGACCCTGTGATCTCCGAAGTGGACATCTACCTGCACGCGGGATGGAGGTTCTACGGGTTTCGCAGCGCTGGCTTCTACGTGGCAGCGGCTTCGCGCGGTAACAGGATGCACCAGTGGAAGAGTTCGGTATCTGCGGTGGATGCGTATGACAAGCTGCTGACGTCGATGGAGTTCTTCTAGTGCTGCCCCGCAACAACTACCAGTGCATCTTCACGGACCCGCCCTGGCCGGAGCGGGGTGGAGGAAAGATCAAGCGGGGGGCGGATCGGCACTATGCCGTCATGAAGGTGCCGGACATCGTCAAGCTGCACCAGCGGGTGCTCGCTCCTGTGCTCGACGGGCACGACAGGCGCAAGGGCAGACCGATGCACTTGTGGATCGCCGTCACGAACAACTACCTTCCGGCGGGACTTCAGCTCATGGACGCGCTCGGGTTCGCGTACAAGCTGAACCTCGCGTGGGTCAAGGTCAAGCAGGGGCTCACCCTCGGCCACGACAACGCCGGAGCCCTCACGAACATGCTGCAAGTGGGGCTCGGGCAGTACGCCCGCGGCTCGCACGAGCTGGTGCTATTCGGGCGGCGAGGGACGGCGCATGTGCCCGTTCCGAAGGACCGGCGCCCCACGGTGGTGGCGGCGCCGAGAGAGGCGCACAGCGTCAAACCCAAAGCGATTTTCGAGGTGGTGGAGTCAACTTCCCCCGGCCCTCGCCTCGAAATGTTTGCCCGTCGCCCGCGTGACGGGTGGGACGTGTGGGGGAACGAGGTGGAATCATGACCGACGAGAAGAAAGAAGAACTGACCCCCCTGGAGGCCCTGCGACGCCAGAGCGCTCACGTGATGCGCCAGGGCTTCGCCACACAGGATGTGCAGACGACGCTAGCGGCGGGCCAGGTGTTCGCCACGGCGACGTGTGCGGTGTACCTGGAGGAGATCCGCGACGGCATCGTCAAGCTCAACGAGCGCGTCGACCAGGGCATCGAGTTGGCGATGACGTTCGGCCCCGGCCTGCTCTCGGGGTCGGTGGCTGGCGGCATGGGCGAGCGCTTCGGCAAGGCGGTCGGCGGCTTGTTCGGGAAGAAGGAGAAGGCCGAGGATGAGTGACCCCGTCGAAGAGGAGATCGCCCGTCGCTGCCGCGAGGACATTGTCCGCGAGGTGTGGGCGCACTTTCGTGTTCGAGAAAAGGAGGAGCACTCGGGCAGCGGGCACGTTCCCCCGGGCGCGGTGTCTTTCGGACGTATCGTCTATGCGAATCGGGAGGAGCTTCGGGACGGGGGCTACCACGTGGCGGATCTCGACACCGCGAAAAAGCTCAAGGTCGACGAGAAGATGCCCGACTTTCGGAGCCTGCTCTTTTGCCTGGAGGCGGTGGTGGATGGTTGGGCAGAAGACATGCTCGGGCGACCGCTGACGGACGCAGAGCGCTCAGTCTGGGGCAGTGAGACAGACTGATCTGAAGATCCTCCGCCACGAGGGCAACGCTTGGGTCTCGTGGGGATACGTGATCTCCTGGCCCGACGGGTCGAGAGACTTCCGAAATGGCTTCCGGTCGCACGAGGAAGCGGCGGAGGCGGCCACGAAGCTACTGAAGGAGAGAAGGCATGGCAGAACAAAAGGACATTGAGACGCTCCAGTACGTGGCACAGATCGTGGCTGGGGCTGGGGGCATCGCTGAGAGTCGAGGACAAGACCTCGAAGATGCAGGCGCGGCGATGCTCTGCGATGAAGTGGCGCAGCGGCTCTTCGAGGAGAGCGAGCAGCTTCGACACTACGCCGACCGAGCGCTCCAGATCACCGAGGAGAACCGCGCGAAGGAAGCAGGGGATAGCGAAGGGGTCTCCGGCGACAAGCTGTTTGCGGTGATTGACCTCCGCGACACGCCCGTGAGCAAGCGCGGGAAGGTCAAGTGGTACAGCCCCCACACGACGTTCGGCGACACGACGGGCAGCACCCGGCTCACGTACAAGCGCGGTTTGTGCTTCCACCACTCGGCGGTGAGGGGGGGTTTCGGGACGCACAGCAGCCGCCGCAAGCTGTACGCGGACGCACCGCTGGATAGCGGCTGGTTCCAAAAGCCGAATCTGGAGATCACCCGGGAGCAGTACCAGCACTTCATGGCGCTGAAGCATCGGTGGATCGGCGATCCTCCCGGAGAGTACAACAACGGCGTGGCCTATCAGGTCATCTCGACCTTGCCTGGCGTGCTGTACTTCAACCTGCCTTTCGAGTGGGTTACGTGGGCCTCGCACGGGGCGAACACGCACTATCTGTCGATGTGCTTCGACGCGCACTCGCGGTTCGACGAGTACGACGAGCACGTCATGTTTCAGCACGTCAATCGCACGGTGAACAAGGGCATGAGGGAGGGGCACTTCCGCCAGGGCTTGGAGTTCACGATCCACGCGGCGTGGACGAACAAGCCGTGTCCCGGCCGAGTCCCCACGGAGATCCTCGTGGACCACATCGCGCCGAAGCTCGGTGCCGATATCCGATGGGACTTCAAGGCCCACGACAAGGCGAAGAGCATCCGAGAGGTTCTGACAGCATGAAGCACGAACACAACATCCTGTGGATCGACCTGGAGACGACGGGGCTCGACCCTGAGCGCTGCTCCATCATCGAGGTTGCGGCGGTCATGACGACACCGAATCTCCTCCCTATCGGCATCGTCGAAGAGGTCGTGAGGGACAAGCTCGCAGACGACCTGTGGGGCGAGATGAATGACTGGTGTCGGGTGACGCACGGGGAGTCGGGGCTGTGGGACGAGGTCAAGGCGTCGCAGGTGACGGTTGAGGATGCGGAGTGCCAGATCCTCGGGCTCATCGAGCGGTGGATGCCCGAGGGGAAAAAGCCCCTGCTCGGGGGGCAGTCGGTGCACTTCGACCGGGGTTTCATCCACAAGCACATGCCGGAGCTGGACAAGGCGCTTTCGCACCGGCACCTCGACGTGTCTGGCTTCATGGAGGGGTACAAGCGGTGGGGGTTCCAGGATTCCCGCCTCGCAAAACGCCCCGAGCATGTGGCGCACCGGGCCCTCGACGACATCCTGTGGTCGATCATCCGGATGCAGGATATCTGCAAAGCGCTTTACCCGCGCTAGCGCTTCGGCCGCACTGGTTTCCGGGTTGCCCTATTCAGGTTGACCCGGGGGCCGGTTCGCGCTGAAATAGGGGGGTGAGCGCTTACGCCCTCGCCGCTGAGGCACTACCGGAGATCTCCACGGGCCTCGTGCTCGGGACGGTGCTCGCCATCGTGGCGCCCATGGCAGTCATCGGTGGCGCCTTCATGGCGGTGGGTCGCATCCGGGAGCAGCTCTCGCAGGTCCAGAAAGCACTTGCTGAAGAGCGGGTGGGTCGACAGGATCACGAGAAGCGGATAGCCTCGTTGGAGAGATGGCGCGAACGAGTCCGAGGTCGAGAGGAAGTGACGGGCGTGCATCCGATTCCTACCCGCGAGGAGTCTGGCGAGCACTAGATGATACGGCCCGAGACCCGGTCCTCCAAGGCCCGATCGCGTTGATGCTAGTGGGGATGGTGGTCTGGATTCTCGCGGGTCTTCTCTTCGTGACCGGTACGTGGTAGATCCAGGAACCTCCCTGACGAGAGGGTTCCGGCCCGGCCAGCTCTATGGGCCTTGCAGCGAAACGCTGCCATGACGGGGGAGGGAGAGGCGACGACCTGTCGCGTTCGTTACTGGTGACCCGTCACCGAAACGGGCTATCGAGGGCGCAGGCGGAGATCTTGGGGGGAAGAATGGTGACCGGCCACCGAAGTCCGGCTCTTCTCCTTTTGGTTTGTGGTAAACTCGGCCGCATGGCACAGGCCGAACGTACCCCCATCGAGCGAGCCCCGGCGGAGAAGAGCCAGGACATCCTCGCGTCCATCCTCTCGACGGTGACCACGATCGCGGTGGCTTCCGGGCTCGCTGCGAAGTGGGGCCTCGACGAATCGTTTTTCGCCGCCATCGCCATGGGCGTGTTCGCGGTAGCGGCAGCGGTGCGGCACATCTTCGAGCGTCGCCGCGACACCGACGTGCAGTTCGTGCTCGACGAGCTGGCGAAGGTTGGTCCTGCGGGCCAGGAGATTCTCGACAAGCTCAACGCTCGCAAGCCGAAGAAGGGCTCGGGGTCGACCGCGGCGCTGCTTGTGCTCGTGCCCCTGGTGCTCTCCGGCTGCCTCTCGAAGACGCTGAAGGTGCCGGCGGAGGACCACGCAGTGCAGACGAACGTCATCCTCCAGCGCTGCGAGCTGGCGGAGATCGACCCGTGCCCGGTCCCGCTTGAAGACCTGCGCGCCATGGCTCGTCAGGCCGAGCTGATCGACGACATCGTCAAGCGCGACAAGCCTGAGCCTGAGCGTGCGCCCGAAACTGTTTCCGAGACGGAAGGGGAGTAGGGCCATGAGCTTGAAGAAGTCGTGGCACTGGCTCGCCATCGGCGGCGCTTTGCTCATCCTCATGGGGCTTGGCGGGGAGACGCCGCAGGAGGAGCCCGAGGAGCCCGAGGGAGATCTGAAGGGCCCGGAGCTGGAGGCGTTGTTCCTCGGCGACCTGGAGGTGGCGGAGAAGGAGGAGGCGGGCGAAGAGCCGCCCCCGCCGCTCCCCGAGGGTGATCCGAGGAAGGCAGCGCGGAAGAAGCTCCAGAACGCTCTGTACGCCCTCGGCTACCGGAAGACGAACCGGGACGGTGAGGCGACCGACGCCTACCGCACGGCCCTGAAAGCGTTTCAGACGGACGTGCGAGCGGCGGAGAACATCTTTGCGGGGATCCCCGCGACGCTGGCTCTGCTCGAAGAGTACGACCGCATGGAGGTGGACGGGCTCGGGGGGCCGCAGGTGTGGGCGTGGGTCCAGTGGGCTCGCGGGGACCAGAGCACGTTCAGTGCAGCCGTCATGAACGCGACCGGGCACCAGCCCGGGGGGAAGTACCCGTAGGGGGAGCTGAGCCATGGTGACGCCGGCAGATCCAGTCCGCACGACGGTGGGTTTCGTCCCGCAGGCGAAGGCAGTGTCGGCCGCACCGATCCGCATCGAGGCGAGACGGGGGGCGGATCCCAGCGCCGTCCCGGGAGGACAGACGCTCAACATCGGCGTCTTCGAGGTGCGGGCCAACCAGTCGCAGTTCCGCGACGGCGTCATCGAGCGGTTTTCGGGGATCTTCCGCATCCCCGAAAATGCCGACATCTCGCAGCCCGTTACCTACCATTGGGAGTACGTGCTGGGCAATCTCGACCAGGCGGCCAGCGACCTCCTGTTCGTGTTCTACCGAGCCCTGGTGAGCGATGGAGACCGCATCGACGGTACGCAGACCCCGTCGTCGGTCACGGTGGTGCCCTTGAGCGTCCCCGCCAACGCCTCCCTGTTACGTTTTCGGGCTTCGGCGACCTTCGACATCTCGGCGGCCATTCCTGGAGACTCGGTCGCGTGGTCGCTGGAGCGTCGGGGTAACCAGGACACTTTCGGGGCTCCGGTGACGGTGCCTCTTTCGGACTACTTCATTTTGGCGCCGGCATGAGCATGAGGGAGAAGACGATGTCCAGGGGGAAGCACCCATGAAGCGCATGTGGCCTTGGTTGCTCGGGGCTGGCGGTCTCGTGCTTTTCTTCGCGTCGAGCCGGAAGGGTTCGCAGGCGGATTTTGACGTTTTGGGCGGTATCGATCTGTCAGAGTTCTTGGAAAAGGAAGCCAGTGCGCCAGCGTATTATGTCGACGTAGCGCCCGAGGAGACTCCGTCTCCGGGTATCCCCTCTTCGCTGCCTCCGGCTTGGATGAATCCCTACTATCAGGCGGGGATGTGGCACCCCAAGGATCACGAGTTTCCGGCTGGGCCGGGGGACTGGCAGTGGAGCATTCCTCCTCGCGGGAAATCGGAAGAAACTGCTTTCTTGGACAAGGTACTGGCGCTCATACCGGATCAAGACTGGTACACGCCGGTAAAGATCACCACGCTAGAGTACCCGGGAGAGAAGGCATACTTAGTCGTCAAGGTTTTCGTGACTGGCTACCCTGAGAGACCTCGACTTTTGTTGGAGCAGACTTTCTCGGACCACGATAATCGTGCAAAACACGAGGTTGGCATGTGGATGGGGAATGGACTTGCTTCTTTCAACCACTTGTTTGCTTTGCTCAAAAAGCAAGCTGATGAAGATCCTTGGTCAACACCGTTTTTGCAGGGGTCCTAGCAGGAGTGAAAAAGATGGACGTGAAAGAGTGGATCAAGGGGAGGCCCGAGGAGATTCTCAGCGGGCTACGTGGCGTGGGCAAAACCTGGTTCGAGGAGAACCAGGACAACCTCGCGGAGCTGGCGGAGGACGAGCTTCGAGACGTCGTGCGAGCGCTCCGGTCTGGGGACACGCGCGAGGCCAAGGTCGCGCTGGCGCTTCGGCTCTCGCCCGAGGACTGGCGTGCGTACCGGGACGGGACCACGGCGAAGCTCGAAGCCATCGCGGTGCGTCGAGCGGAGCTGATGGATGCGCTCGAAGATCTGGCGGCTCGCATCGCCCGGATGCTCGGCAAGGCCCTGACGCCCCCGGGCCTGTCGTTGTAGGGGTCTGCCGTGCCGTACGTCAAGGTTCCTGAGACGGTGATCTCGGTCATCGAGACGGATGTCGTGGAGCTTGCCCGCGACCCGGAAGGTCATGGGCTGAGCCGCGAGGAGACCATGGCGTATCGGGCCCTGGCCCGCAGCTTCGATCGAGGGTGGGGGAGGGTCGAGGGTCCTGAAGGTGTGAGGTATCCCAAAGGCGGGCGCTTGAAGGTTCCGAGCAGTCTTCCGGATCAGAAAAAGGTGGCGGCTCTTCTCCTGGACTTGTCGAACAGCTACGACGCACAGGCGGAAGAGGGACGGGGGGACAAGGCGTTCGACCGCAGAGCATCTAACGCCCTGTCGGCGACGGCGATCAGGCTCAACAAACTGATTTACGGGGAGGATCTTCCTGGGGGCTTTCGTCTTCGCAAAGACGGGAGCAAGCACCACCTCTACCGCGGCGAGCATCTCGTGCTGAAGTTCCCGAGCAAGCGCTCTGCTGTGGCGGTGGCGGAGATGGGGCAGCGTCGCAGAGCTGACCGAGACCGGATGCGTGTGGCTCTCTCGGACCTCTACAAAGAGGCGAAGAAGAGCGGCATTCCCAAACCCGAGGAGAATGCAAACGACGTGTTCGTGCACGCGGCACAGCGAGCAGGAATCCCACACCCGGACTGGTACCGGGAAGAGCGTATGGTGCTCATGGGCGTGGAGAAGCCTGTGGAAGACGTGGACGCGGTCATGATGGAAGCCTTCGGCTTCGGGAGCGACACATGAAGATCCCCCCTTGGCTTTGGGCTCTCCTCGGCGGCGGAGCGCTGCTCGCCATGGCGGGCGGTGGTTCGAGCGCGACGTCTTCCGGCCTCGGCGGTCTCGACATGGACCTGCCAGGCGGGGGAGGCTGGGGCAGCGACGACGAGTACATCCAGTGGCTCTACGACAACATCGAGATCGTCGATGTTCAGGACAAGGCCGCCACCGTCAACTACAAGTCCGGCAACTGGGGCGGAGCCGGGCAGAACAAGCGGGATTTCAACTCACCGCGCCCCCTCTCGGACATCTTCGGCATCTGCCTGCATCAAGTCGCCGTCGACAACGTGGGCGACAGCGCTTGGCCGAAGGTCACGGCGCACATCGGGGTCAGCGAGGACGGCAAGGTCTACCGCATCCACCCGTACGACACGTGGCTCGCGGCCTCGCACGGCTTCAATGACGGCACGGTCTCCATCGAGGTGGGCGGGCTGTGGAAGGAAGGGGAGGAGCTGGGGGAGGTCCAGGTGCACGCCCTGCGCAGGGCGATCCTCCTGATCCTCGACGACCTGGCCGACGAGGGGATCGACGCCGGCATCATCGTGACGCACCGACAGACGCACAGCAGCCGGCGCAACGACTCGGGCCGAACGATCTGGCAGCAGGGAGCCCTGTGGGCCCGAGACGCCCTCGGGGCGGTGCTCGACCCCGAGTACAGCTTCGGCTCCGGCGCCCCCATCCCTGATACGTGGATGGTCCCAGGACCCGCCATCGGGGCCCGTGCTGGCCTCACGCCCGCACAGACCCTCAACCTGTACGTCCCCGAGCTGGACTACGACGCCCCCGGCGGCGGCGCTACGCCCCCCGTCGCCGCGGAACGCCTGGCCCGACGTGCGCGCCAGGGCGGGCGGGACTTCGACCCGACACAGCTCCGGGCCCCGGTCTAGCTTCGGAAGTCGGGCCCGTAGTAGCGAAGGTTCTCCGCGGCGTTGGCGAGTGCAGCTTTCTTCGTCGGTGCGTACTCGACGAGGGTCCGCTCATTGTCGGTGCGACACACGAACCACCCTCGATGCTTCCCTCCCTCTTTCCCGAGGTAGGGCACCGAGAAGACCACTACGTCGACCCCTTCAACCAGAATCGGGGCCGCGGAGACGGCAAAACTGGCTTTGTACTTCGCGGCAAGGGCTTTACCGCGCTCTGTTCCTGTGTTGGCCCATTTCAGGAGCTTGGACATCGGTCTAGTCTTCCACGTCGATCGGTTGGGTCTCCACGAGCGTGCTGCGCGCAAGCTCTGTGAGCTTCATGCGGAGGATTTCGGCCATGCCCGCACCCGTGGGGTCTCCGGTTTCGCGGCAACGATCTCGGAGCTGCTCAGCCAGCTTGGCGAGCTTGCTGGACGTCTCCCCCACCTTGTCGAAGAAGGGGTGCGTCCGGATCTGTCTCGGAGGGGTCACCGGCTCGCCCCGTACGCGAGCCCATGGGCCACGACGAGCCCGAGGGAGGCGAGCATGAGCAGGGCCGCGGGGTTGCGGTACAAGGGCGCCATGGTTGCCAGGATACCACACGTCCCCGAGGGGCGTGGTAGGATGGTGCATCCCCCGGTCGGCCATGCTCGGGGTCTCCACTCTCACTCCACCCCCGTCCCGGAATCCTCCGGGGCGGGGGTTCTCACGTAAAAAGCCCCCGGCACCATTGCCGGGGGCTGCACGATGGACGTGAGAGGAACTAGAGGCCCTGCTGTCGCTTGGCGTTGTCGAGCAGGAGGTTCGCCAGGGGACGGACCGAGGCGAGGGCCCGGGGGCGGAAGCCGGTGACGCCGTTGTCGTCGAACTCGGCCACGCGGGTGTAGTGCCCGGTCGCCATGGTTGCGGCGACGACGGACCAGCGGCCGGAGCTGTCGCGCACGAACTCCAAGTCAGGGTCCGGCACGAGGTCTCCGTTCTGCTCGAAGTAGTGTCCGACCGAGTAGTGATTCTCGCCGAGCCGCTCGACGGACAGGGGCATGAAGGTGTCCGGGGCATTGTTGAACTTGCGGGCGGATCCGTCGCCGTGGGCGGGATGGGTCAGGCCCTCCGTGATCTTGTCGAGGAACTTCGCGCGGGGCTTTGAGAGGTAGATGCGGTGTGCCATGTTGCTGGGTCAGACGTGGGCAGGTAGTCAGGTATTCAAACTTCAGTCCTGAATCAAGGCTACCAGACACGTCCCGGTGTTAGTCCAGTTGCGGTCGATGAGTCCGCGACGTTCCAGGGCCTTCCACGTGCGTTTTTCGATACGCGGGCGGCCTCCGGACTCCATGAACACTTCGATTTTGTCGTTGTAGATGACTTCAGCCCGGTAACCACGGGCGAGTAGGTCCATGGCGCGAGCTTGTGCGGGGGAGAGGCGGAGGGTCGGGGTCTGGGAGTTGTTCGTGTCCATCGTGCAAGGGTAGACGTGGGCAGGTAGTCAGGTATTCAAAACTGTTTTCACATTGCGCGTCCGCCGCTTTCCGACAGGCTCGTCAGGCGAGCTGTGGAGATTCGCGGGGCCTTCGGGGTCGGGCGACGGATGCCCCTGGCGCGCACCCGGGTGTCGACGAGGTGGGCCCGCTGCACGTCGAGGTCTTTCCACGCCTTCGTGATCTGTCTCGCCCACCACCGACTGTCGCTGCGCGTGTGCCACTCGCGGGCGTCGTGCCAGTGACCGGCGGAGACGATCGCCCACATGATGGTCCATACGATGTTGCGTTTCATCGGATCTCCTCCACTTCAGGTTCGCAGCCAAACCGTTTCTGGTACTTCTCGACCTGTCGGGCGAGAGCCGAGAGCGGGACGCGGGTCCGCCACACGCCGCAGCGCGGTGCGACGTGAAACAGGTTGTAGAGCTTCGGGGTTCGTGCGTAGCGGCGGGTCATGGTGGGTACATCTCCTCAATCTCCTCGAAAGTGTGCCCGAGGTCTTCGAGCGCGCACGCACAGTCGTTGCAGACCGAGGTGTCGGCCGAGCCGGCGCAGTAGCAGAACAGCTCTTTGCACCGCGGGCACACAAACAGCTTGCGCTCGTCGAGACTCGCGGTGGGGTCCCGGGATGCTTCGGCGTGGAAGGTGCAGCTCATCTCGTGGATGGCGTCGTGGATGTAGCCGTGTTTGGGTTTCATGAGGCCGCTTCCTGGGAGATTTGTGCCTTCAGGCAGTTCACGTGTTCTGCGAAGTAGCGTGCCAGATCTTCCCGGATATGGGCTCCCTGAGACGCTTCAAAAGTGAAGGTGCCATCGTCGACATCGATCGTCCCGTCCATGTTGAACTGAAGCGCTACGGTCTGGGAAGAGCTGCGTATCTCATGAGCAAGGTGGTTACAGCGTTCGATCTCGTCCAGAAGATTGCGGATCTTGTCGGTGTCCATACACCCCGAAAGCCCCTGCTAGTCGAGCTAGCCAGGGGCGGGGGGTCGAGGAGTTTTCCTACGCCTCGAAAGTTGCAGGGTCCACGCCTCGGCCGCGAGGCGTCAGCTCCAGGTACCCGGCCGCGGACAGTTCGCAGGCGATGCCGCGGTCTTCGAGCACGTGACGGGCATCGCTAGGCACGCGGGCGATGGGGACGGAGCCAGACTGCATCCGGACGATGGCGCGGCGACAGGCTTCGGTGAGTCGGGAGGGGTTCGCGGTCGAGGTGTCCATACACCCCGAAAGCCCCTGCTAGTCGAGCTAGCCAGGGGCGGGGGTCGATTGGGGAGGTGGGGCTTACTTTAGAAGAGCCTCAACCTCTTCGAGAGTCCAGCCGCCTTCGCGGCCTTCCCAGACGAGCTGGGAGAAGATGTCGCGGGGGTCGGTGCTGGTGTACTCGGCCACTTCGAGCACGCGGGCCTTGCGGGCCAGGCGGGAGTCATCGGAGGTTACGGGGTTGGAGCTGTTCGTGTCCATCGTGCAAGGTCAGACGGTGACTACCTGACTACTATTCACACGGTTTCAGATTTTCTTCGAGCTGCGCGATCTTCGCGTCACGCATCTCGCGCAAGCTAAATGATTTTTGACTACCTGATGAATAGACTACTGTGCTATCCGTCAGACCTAGCACGATGGCACAGCAAATCACTTTCGCAGGCGTCACCACGAAGATCACTCCCCGCGGGCAGATCCGCCGCCCCGCATACCTGAAGATGCTCCGGTCGGGCAAGGTCCGCCTTGTCCGGACGAACCTTACCACGGACTGCGATCAGACGGATGAAGCCCACAAGCGGGATGCCATGGCGGATCCTGATGTGCTCGTCCGCCTCGCGGACGAAATCGAGCAGAGCCCCGATGGATGGTGGGCGGACATCGAACGGGATGGCAAGCTCCGGGTGTGCTGCCACACCTTCCTGAGTTACCGGATCGAAGAGTGCGAGCCGGAGCCGGAGCCGAAGAAGATGGACCCGGATACCTTCCGCAAGGCGGTGGCCGCGGTCGTCGCCCCGATCTTCGCCAAGGCGGTTGCTGGGGAGATGCCGGCCCACCGGGTACTCCCGGAGATCGCCCGTCTCGCCAAGCGTGAGACCGGATGCTCGGATGATGACGCCATCGCGTTTGCGTCCGGCGTGGCTGCGATGCTCCGAGAAGCGAGCTAGCCTCGACCTTCCAATCGACCCCACCCCCGTAGCCCGCCAGGGCACGGGGCTTTGGGGTAGGAGACCCCTACGATGGCAAAGCAAGCTCTACCCGGTAAGCGCGGAAACTATTTCCACATGGAGCCCGAGGACGTGTGCGTGATCGGTCACGACACGAACGACGGCCCCGAACACCCGCTCTACGACGAGCGCGTCAAGCACCCGCTGGACGAAGGCATGGTGGCGAACATCATGTACCAAGGCGTATTGGAGCCGATCCTCATTCGCAAGGATGGCGAGGTGCCCGAGGTGGTGGCGGGACGTCGTCGCACGCTGCACGCCCGCGAGGCCAACCGCCGGCTGCGCGAGCAGGGCAAGGCGACGGTGAAGATCCCGGTGATCGCCCGCAAGGGCAGTGACAAGGACATGGCCGGCATCATGATCTCGGAGAACGAGATCCGCCGCGACGATGGTCCGCTCGCCAAGGCCCGCAAGGCGGCATGGCTCGAAGACCAGGGCAACGACGCAGAGGAGATCGCCGTGATCTTCGGCGTCACGACGCAGGCGGTCAAAAACTGGCTCGCTCTGCGCGAGTGTGACGACGTCGTCCTTCAGGCGGTCGAGGATGGGCTGCTCTCGGCCACTGCGGCGGCCAAGCTCGCCAAGCTCGACAGGAAGGCGCAGCGGGCGTCCTGGCGCGAGATGCAGGCCGAGGGCGGCAAGGCCACGGTCAAGGCCGCGGAAGCGAAGACGCGGGAGAAGAAGGGCGGCAGCAAGGGCGAGAAGGGGGGCACGGCCACGGTTTCCCTCGCCCCTGGCAAGCGGCGCATCCAGGCGGTGCTCGCCGCGGCGCAGGAGGGCGGGGGTCTGGAGCCGAACGTGGTCCGGGCTCTGCGGTGGGTCCTCGGGGAGACGGATTCGACGCAGATCAAGGGGCTGACGGGGCTGCTTCGGGAGATTGACGAAGAGAAGGCCCGCAAGGCGGAGACCAAGCGGGCGAAGAACGGGGGGAAGAAGGCGCCTCCGAAGGCGGGATAGCGCGCATGGATGCCCAGCGGGCGGTGGCATCGTAACACCCGCAGTCGGCCACGACGTTTTGGGGCGTCGTGGCCGGCACTTTTTTGACTACCTGCCTACGATACGTGTATACTCTCCTCACGATGACACACGAAGAAGTCCTGAAGGTGGTCGAGCGCACGCAAGGGCGAATTGGCGTCCTGGAGTCGGTGCTCGGCGAGACGACGAAGACGCTCGAAGAGCTGGCGGTGTGGTCGAGCAGGGTCGAGATGGTGCACAAGTCGGTCGAGGGGTCGCTCGCAGCCCTCCGGGCCGACATCGCCACCCTCGAAGAGCGGCTCGAAGCGTTGGAGACCGAGCCGTTTGTGCCCGAGGTGGGGATGACGGTGAAGGCGATCGACACCAGGGGAGGCGAGGAGGGCAAGCGGACGAACGTGCGGGTGCTTCGCTTCATGAACAGCGGCAAGCTCGCCGTGGTGGAGGATGCCGACGGGGCTTCTTTCGTGGTCGAGCGGGAGGGGCTGAGCCGGTGTTCATGAACGAGGGTCAAGCAGTGGTCCTGGCCTTGAGCGATCCTTCCGAGCTAGGCCCGTCTGGAAATCGTTTCTCGACCCGGGAGCTGCGGACCTTCCTGTACCGTTCGTACCCGCTGCACGACGCCTTCTTCGTGGGTCAGCCTACGGACGTGGAGCGGGTCCGGGGCATCCCTCGGTTCCCGATGCGCCCCTACTGCTTCCAGGCCCGTGGAGACGCCGTCATGCACAGTGAGGAGTTCATGGCACGTCCGGACCTGGGGATCTTGTCGCTCGCGTGCAGGGAGCCCGTCCCGGTGAACTGGCGCACGTTCACGTGGGAGGACCCGATCACCATCGCGCTCACCCCCATCGCCTCGGGCTGCCCTGTCATGCAGTTCGGGTTCTGGTGCGTCGTGCCTGACGACTGGCGCGAGAAGCTGGAGGCGGAGTGAGCGGCGGCAGCTACAACTACCTGTGCCACGTGGCGGACATCGAAGGCCCGCTGAAGCTCGTGGACCGCCAGCACGACCTGGAGTCGATGCGGGATGCTCTCGCCGCCGAGGGGGCCGAGGACGCTGCCAAGGCCACGGAAGCCTTGCGGGAAGAGCTAGCGGCCCTCGAAAAGCAGTTCACTGACAAGGTGCACGAGCTGGCGAACGTGTGGAAGGCCCTGGAGTGGTGGCACTCGGGGGATTGGGGCGAGGAGCGTTTCCGCGAAGCGCTGGAGACGTGGCGAGAAGGGGGCGAAGGATGAGCGTATTCAGATTTTCTCGGGGGGCAAAAGACACTTTGCGGGTCTTTTTGGCGCATAGAGAGTCCCCTGAGACTCTGCCGGATGTTCGGGCTTTGCTCAAAAAGGCCAGAGTCATCCACGTGCCGAAAGCCCTCTATCGTGAGGTTGTAGAGCAGACGACGACGAAGATGCTCGACGAACATTTCAGGGGGGAGTCGTGGGCCCGAAAAGAGGTAGAACGTGCGGCACAGGCAGGCTTGCTCCCCGGAGACCGTTGGCGAGACGAGTTCTACCTTCCTCTGGCTAAGACGGTTTCGAGCTTCCGTCGACCGGGACCTTTACCTTTTCCTGTGACCTACGTTGGCTACGGAGTAGCTGAGGGTGAAGGGACTCCCCTTGCGTCGTTGTTAGATCGGCTCGATTTGGCGGCGGTGTCTCGGCAAGATGGAAAGCCGACAGACGTGAAGTTTTGCTACCCCTTCGCGCACTTGCTCACGGAAGAGGGGGACGTCCTTCAGTTTTCGGCGGTGGCTTACTACAGGGCCCCGGAAGACATCCTCGTGAACATTCGTACTTTGCGGGTGGCTGACGCGAGCGGGGGGCGGTGGGTGGACTCCCCTGTCGCTGCAAACTGGGCTCTTCCGGTACTCGTGGACCTGATAAACAGTCACCGACAGTTTGTGGAGCGCATCGGACCGAAGCGTCTCCAGAAAAAGGCTCGGAGAACTTTGCGAGGTCACGTGCCTCCGGATTTCTACATCCTGCTCATGCGCGATGAGATTTCTCGGTCGGTAGATCGCCACACGACGGGAGGTGTTCCCCGAGCTGCCTGCTCCTACCGCTACGACCGGCGGGGACACGAGCGCTGCTACGTCGACCGAGACCCGATGCCGCTCGAACCGCGCAAGGCCGAGAGCTACCGCAAGCGCGGCTACCGGGTCTACACCCCCGGAAAACAGCTTTCACCCGAAGATGCGAAGCGGCTCTCCTCGCGGGAGATGCCCCCGCCGGGGCCGGACGAGTGGTTGGCGATCAAGGAGGTATGGATCGACGCCATGGTCGTTGGCGACGAGTCGTTGCCGTACGTGCCGGCGGTGCGGGTGCCGACGAAGGGGGTGTCGAGGGTATGAGCGACGGCAGCTTCAACCACAAGCCCGTGCCTCGGAGCTTCGTGGTCCGCACACGGTGTCGGCACGAGTACACGCAACGCACGGGAGGGACCAAGCCGGAATGGTCCCCGGTCGTGGAGTACGTGACGATCGAACAGAAGGCGCAGGCGCCTTCGCTGGAGGCGATGATGCGCCTGGCTTCGCTGATGGCAGATCGCTTCGTGGCGGGGCAGGAGTCGACCACCCACGTGGATCTCCCAAGATATCTCCAGGGGCGCTATGACTTCTGGATCTTGCTCGAAGTGGAGATCTGGGAGCACGATTCCCTGCTCGCCAAGTGGAGCGACGTGTTTGTCGTTGCCGAAAGGAAGACGGGGAAGTGAGCGAGTCCGCACTACAGAATCCGTGGGAGGCCCGAGGAGCCCACCTGTTCTTCAGGGCGTTTGCTTTGCCTGACGGAAAGGAGCTGAACCTGATTGTCTTCGCAGAGAAGACCGGCCCCCCGTGGCTCCCCGGCCCCTTGCTCTGGCGCTGGGAGGCAATCCGCCCCGAAGGGTCGACGCTGGCTTCCGGCACGCCCGACCGTCGAGAGGACCCCAAGTTTGCGGCACGGGAAGTCGAGTTGTTCGCCATGGGCGTGCACGCAGGGATGCGGGAAGGGAGCAAGGGATGAGTTTCGTCGACCACACCGCCCCGCCGTTGACGCACTTTCTTAGTCCACACGGGAGCGGCGAGGAAGCGTGCAGGGCCGCATGGGAGTCGTGGGCGTATGAAGTCCTGCGCGGGCGCTTCCGTTGGGCCCGGACAGGCTCGGGAGGTCCCATGCTGGTGTCCCGCCACGTGACCTTCTTCCCCGAGACGGCTGCCGGAGTAGGGGCGGAGATCCACTTTGCTCAGTTGGACGGGGAGATCTCGGCTGCGGACACGCTCGAAGGGTTCGTGCGCTTCGCGGCCCTGGTGCTGGCGACGGAAGGCCCGTGAAGCCCAGATGAGCCCTTGATTTTCAGGATACCGTACATTATCGTGAAACACAGAGAAGGAGAAACGACCATGGCTGACGAAATGACCATCGACCGGAAAGAGTACCGAGCCCACCTCGAAGACGGAGACATCGCCTATTTCCAGGAGTCCTTCCCTGGGGTGGGTCACTACGAACGGCTGCTCATGACGGCAGAGAACATGGCTTACGCTTTGCGGGGCCTGTGCGACGAAAAGTTGACGGCCCGCATTTTCGAGGATCTGCTGGCCCGCCACCGGAACATCGACATCGCCAAGGCGGTGTTGCTCATCCAGGAAGATCTGAAGGACGGGAAAGCTGAAGAAGCCTTGAAGGCGGGGGAGACCGTGGAGTGGTGAGCCTCGGGGAGCCCATCGTCCCTGGGGGCCCGAGGGCCACGAGCCGGGCGGCTGCCGCGTCGGTGCGCCAGAACGCGGAGACGGACGAGCTTCGCGTGCTGCTCGCCTTGCACCGCCAGGCGGACACCGACGACGGCATCGAGGTGCGGCTGAAGATGCGGCACCAGACCGCGAGTGCGAGGCGGAGGGGGCTGGTGATCAAGGGGTTCGTGGAGGACTCCGGGGGACGTGCAGAGACTCGCTCGGGACGCACGGCGACCGTGTGGGTCGTGACGACGAAGGGGCGCGAGTTCTGCGAGCGCCACGAAGCTGCGAAGAAGGCGAGGAGCGAAGGATGAGTATCGAACTACCCCACCCCCATGCATGGCCGGATGAAGTCCCGATCCTCGAAGCGAAGCACATCCACAGAGGTTTCTATTACAGGCAGGTGCCGGACTGGACGGTTCCCCCAGCACATCCCAGCCATATCCTCGGCTACGCGCCCGACGAAAACTGTTGTTGCCTCTCGGGCTGGGCCCGTAAGGTGTTTACGGGCGATCCTAGTGTTGCAGTCAACATCGGACACCCTTTCAGACAGGACTACGACTGTCTCATGGAGCAGCTATGGCGTAACAGTCACGAGTGCTTCGGTTGGAGGATGTGGGGCTCATCTCGTCTTCTAGGTCATGTGAACGACGAGCCCCGAAACTCCAAGGAAGACCTGGCAAGGGTGTGGAACAAGACCATGGCCGACTTCGGCTACGACGTCGGGAGTCTGGAACGGTGATCCCCCTGGCCTTACTCGTTGCGTTGCCTCTGCTTTTGTTCTTCGTGCTCGGGTTCGTCATCCCCTCACGTCGCCGGCCGTCGGAGGAAGGCCCGTACCTGCGCAGCGCCATAGACCGGCACCACGACACTGTGGCGCTGGCGCTGCTGCAAAAGCACTTCGGGGACGCGGAGAGGCTGCTGGTGTCCGAGGAAGCTCTGGAGAGTCTTCGAGAAGCGGTCAAGGGACACCCGCGGGCCTCGACTTACCTCGAACGGGAGATCGAACGGCGGGGCGTTCTGGTGAGCGAGGAAGAGCTGAAGGAGATGCGGGGATGAAGCCGACACGGATGTCGGACGAAACGTGGGCTCTCACCGTGCTGGAGGAGAAGGGGCTGTGGGCTTACGACCGCGGAGGCTGGCGAGACGTCGCCCGCATTGGGGCCAAGCGCTTGTTGCAGGCCCATGAACGAATCCGAGAGCTAGAGAAGGCACTGAAGGAGGCACGACGATGAGCACGAAACGAGTTCAGGAGATTGGCGCGGCGCTGTGTGCTGTCCGGGAGTTCTGTCGCAGGACGCGACAGGGGGCATTTTCGGGGTGGGGCCCTCTCGGGGGTGAAGAGCTGCCGCTGTGCGTGAGCTTCACGGTCTTTCGCAGCAGCAACGGCTACTTCATCCAGCTTCACGAGCACGGGAGGCAGGACCAGGGGCTTCAAATCGAGCCAGAAGACGCGCTCCAGATCGTGCGCCCGTTCCGTGCCATTGCAGACCGCCTCCACGATGAGGTGTCGGACGAGTACAAGCGGGAGCTGAAGGCGACGTTGGACGAGGAGTCGGAGCCGGAGCCCGAGTCGGAGCCGGAGTCGGAGTCGGAGTCGGAGCCCGAACAGCCCGAGAAGCGGAGCCTGCGAGATCTCCTGATCTCCGGGCTCCTGGAGCTTTACAACCACCCCGCATTTAGGTAGTCAGGTAGTCATGGAAGAGAGTGAAACCCCGATCTCCGGATTCTCCCTGTTCACCATTCTCGGCGCTGCCGCTATCGGCATGGCGATGCAAGATCCGGAAAGGATTAGCGACATGATGCACCGCAAGGCCCCGAGGGTGCGCATCGGGAAGCTGTTGCGGCATTTCCCCGAAGAGCCCAAAGACCCTTCCTGGCCTTCCAAAGATACTCGGTGGCCTGTGGTGTGCGCCTACCTCGACGCGCACCAGCGGTGGAGCCGCGACGCGGAGCGGGAGAAGAAGCGGAGGAAGCGGGTCGAAGAACAGCTCGACGTCGCACACGAGCGCATCCGGGCCCAGGCAGAGGCCCTCGACAGTCTGGCCTATCTGCTTCCCCTGCACACGCGCCTGCAAGCGCTCCGGGCTCTCGGAGACGAACTGGCGTGGCTTGCGGAACCGATGCTCCCGAGGCGCCTGCGCGACCTGATGAGCTTCGTGGAGCTTCGGGGGGTCGAGTGACCCATCCCGCAGCCAAAGCCGCCGCAGAGCGCCTCACGAAGCTCGTGCACGAGGGCAAGTCGGCCGGGGAAGCCGCTCGCATCGTGGGGCTCTCTCCTTTCGCCTGCGAGGTGTTCGAGGCGGTCATGGAGTACAAGCCACGAGAGGTCCCCGTGGTCGAGGCCCTGACGCGGTTCGCCCTTCAGACGCGGTCGGTCCTGCTCATGCTCCAGACCCGGGAGGATGAGCAGGACCCCGGGGGACGCGGCAAGCTCCACCCGCGGGCCCTGTTCACCTGCTACCCCAAAAGTTGGGACGTGGACGTGAAGGCGATCGACATCGAGGTCATCCCCCCGGACCCGGAGAAGCTCTCGTGAACGTCAAGCTCCCGCCTCCCTACCCCCTCGCCTGGCCGGCGCACTGGCCTCGCACGGAGCACCCGCGGCCCGAGCGGGGCGACGTCGGGACACGGGCCGCATTCCGGCGCTTGTTCTCGCACTTGCTCCGGCACTCGCACCCGAGGAAGTTCAGGATCACGAGCAACGTGCACGTGGACTCGGACGGCTTTCCCCTCAACGACTTCGAGGAGCCCAAAGATGGGGGCGTGTGCGTCGTGTTTGCCTCGGGCCTGGTGTTCCCCTTCGACCGCTACCAGGACGTGGCCGCGAACTTCTGGGGGCTCGGGCAGTTCCTCGGGCACTTCGAGGCGGCCATGCGCGAGGCCCCGCACAGCTACATCGGGTTCATGCAAAGCAGCTTTTTGCTGCCCGAGGTCTCGCCCGCGTGGGTCGAAGTGCTCTTCGGGCCCAAGTGGAGCCCGCCCGAGGACCCTGCCGTGGTCGAGCGCCAGTTCCGGCTCCTGTCGCTGGAGCTGCACCCGGACCGGGGCGGGAACGAGTCTCGGTACCGGGAGATCGTCGTGGCCCGCGAGGCGGCCCGCAAGTGGTATGAGGAGCGAGACCGTGAGCGCTCCTAGCCCTCGCGGGAGCCTCTCGGAGAACCTCCGGACCGTGGTGTTCCGGATGTGTATGGGGGTGCTGTGCACCCTGCTCGTCGCGGAGATCGGCGCCCTTGCAGATCTCGAACTCGGCGCGGTGTGGCTCTCGGCCACCCTCGCCGGCATCTTCGTCGCTTCGGCGGCACCGTAGGAGAACAGTCATGGCAGAAGACCCAAAGAAGACCTATGTCAAGTTCAGTGGCCACCTTCCCGAGATGTGGAAGGGGTCCGTCGTAAACCTGGCGATGCCCAAGCGTCACCGCCGGGGGCGTCGCCGTCGCCACCGCCCTGACCCGCCCTCGGGACGCGAAAAGTGCGGGTCCCAGGGCAAGGGGGGCCGTGGGGCGCGTGTCAAGGCAGCGTGGCGTTCCTCTGGGTCGAACCTGCCGCTGCGGGCGTGGGCCCGCCAGACGGATGAAGGTTGGGCATGGTTGAAGGCGAAGACGTGACCTACCGCGACCCCCGAGGCCCGCTGCTGCGCTGGCTCCGGCCTCGGGGGTACCGAGGCGAGCTGCTGGTGGGCCCCTTCGCCGAGTACCGGCCGATCCCCCTGCTCGTGAGGCTGGCGATATGGCTGAGCTAGACCCGCTCGTCTGTCGGGAGTGTGGCAAGCGCTCAAAGTCCATCGGGGGCCTGCACAAGCACATCCGGGGCAAGCATGGGATGAGCGCCTGGGACTACGTCCAGAAGTACCCGAGCGTGCTCCAGGCTCGCATCGAGGCGATCGTCGAGCAGGTGCACGTGCGCGAGCACCTCTCGCCTTGCTGGATCTCCAGTGGTCGAAAGTGCGGCAATGGGTACACACAGCTCCGCGTCGCCGGAGCCCCCACGAACATGACCCACAAGCTCGCCGTGTGGGCCTGGACCGGCGTCATGCCTCCCGAGGGCTCTGTGGTCCTGCACGCCTGCGACACACCCGCGTGCTGCAACCCCGAGCACCTCACCGTCGGTACGCACGAGGAGAACATGGCGGACCGGGGCGCGAAACAGCGCCAGGTCCACGGCACCGACTGCCATTCCGCCGTGCTCGATGCAGACGCCGTGCGAGCGCTCCGGCTCCGGCGCACGTGGGGGTGGACGATGAAGGCCCTCGCTGAGCACTTCGGCATCTCGAAGGCGCAGACCGAACGGGTAGTCTATGGTCAAGCCTGGACGCACATCGAGCCCCGCCCCGAAGACGATGGAGACTTCATCCCATGGTGACGCAACCCGCTTTCCGAGATCCTGACGCCTACGTATCGACGCCGTTCGACTGGCTTTTGCTCGTCTTCGTGATCGTCATCGTGCCCTTGTCGGTCTGGACGGCATTCCGGGAGTTCCGGCACAAGCGGAGGAAGGGCGAGTGACGCAGCTCGAAGTGTTGATCGATGCGCAGCCCGGGTGGGCGGCGATCAACCGGAAGACGCAGGGACGGGGCCACAAGCTCTCGGACGGCTACCTCGCGTTTCGGGAAGCCGCCGCCTACGCCGTGAGCCAGCTTCGACTCAAAGCCCAGGCCCGCGGAGAGACCCTCGGCCTCCCCGTCCCCTGGCACCGCGTCTCCGTCCAGCTCCTCTGCTACTGGCCCACGGTGCACCGCAAGGGGCCCCTGGCGGGCCTGCCCCGAGGCGACATCGACGCGCCCGTCAAGGGCACGCTCGACGCCCTACAACTCGCCGGGGCCGTCGATGATGACGGACGGGTGTGCGGGCTGATGGTGCTGAAGTTCCACGACCCCGTACGTCCCCGCGTCCACGCCACCCTCGAAGAGCTGAAGGTGGGGAAGTGATTTCGCCGAAGCCCGAACCCCCCGCCTCCGTGCTGCGGGCCCGTGGCGATGATTGCCTTCGGGCGTCCATGCGTGCGGCGTGGGACGCATCCATGCGACCCGAGACGGCTACCTACCTCTTCGTGCAGGCCACTGGCTTCTACCAGCGAGCGCTCGCGCGGGAGCGAGCCGACAAAGCCCCGGACGACACCTAGCCCAACTCGACTACCCCTAGTTTCATGCCCAGGTGCCGCCCGGTGCCTGGAGCGTACCATGAGTGAACTCGTCATCCCAGAAGTGGAGCCAGCCCCTGCGCTGGTGGAGCTGCCCGAGCAAGGCGACGACCTGCTCGACGTGGCCTTGTCCGACTTGTCCGAGACCACCCGTAAGCTGTACCGGGGCGACTTCGAGCGCTTCGCCCGGTTCGTGGGGGTCGAGGACGTGCCGACGTTCACGGCTCACTTCCTGCGCCTGACGAAGAGTCGGGCCGCCAAGCTCGTGCGAAAGTACCGCGAGCACATGGAGGCGGAGGGGTATGAGCCCGCCACGGTCGCCCGCGCCTTGCAGGCGATCGTCGGGATGGTCGAGCGGTGGTACATCGCGTCGGAGCCGGACCGGGGGATCGTCTACGCCCCGTGGTCGCTCAGGGGCCTCGTGAGAGCCCCGAGACCGGCGAAGTACACGGACGTGGAGGGTATCCCCCACCCGGACTGGAAAACGATTTTGGGAGCCGTCCAGGGCGTGCAGACGGCGACTGGCAAGCGAGACCTCGCCATCCTCCTGCTGCTCCACGACTCGATGCTCCGGGCCCGGGAGGTGTCGACTCTGCATCTAGGGCACTACGACCCGAAGAAGGCCGAGGTGTGGGCGTGGCGCAAGCGGGCGAGCAAGGGGGTTCGGACGCCGCAGCCGCTCACGGACCGGACGGTGCTCGCCATTGAGGCGTGGCTCTCGGAGCGGGGGCGGGAGGCTGGCCCGCTGTTCACTCGGCTGCCAGAGCACAAGCATGGGCTGGCGGAGATGGACACAAACGGGGTTGCCTATGTCACACGCAAGTGGGCGAAGATCGCGGGGCTGAAGGGGCCTGTGAGCCCGCACAGGTTCCGGCACGCGGGGATCACAAGGTTGGCAACGTTGGGCACGCCGCCCGACGTGCTGTCCCAGGTCGCCGGGCACTCCAGCTTCGATACGACCATGATTTACATCCGTCGAGCTTCGACGGAGCTGCACGACGCGGTGGCCCGGCTCGGCGAGGACTAGCCTTCAACCCCGAGCGCTGCGAGGTCTTCAGCGGACAAGGCCCCGGCGTTCGGGGTTTTGTTCTCGGGCTCCTCGGGCGCAGCCATCCGTGCCAACATCTCGCGCATCTCCTCGGGCGTGGTCGACTCCACCGAAAGTTGCGTGACCCCCTGGACGTACGCTTCGAGTACGTCCCACTGCTCAGAGAACCTTGCGTGGTTCTCCTGGCTCCGAGACAAGCTCATCCCGTTGATCCAGCTCACGAACAGCGCCAGGTTCAGTGAGTCATCGAGAGGGCCTGGTACCACCTCCAACGCCCCATCGCACTGCCAGCACACTCCCGAGCCGTCGCAGATCGAACACGGCTCGCCTTTGTAGGGATCTACGCCCGAGCCTTCGCAGAAGTTGCACTTGCCAGGCGTCTCCTTCTCTCGACAGATACAGGGACGAGAGAGCCCCTTGCGGAGCATGGCGTAGGTCTTCTCGAAGATTTCAGCTTCCGTGGGCATCGTTGTTCTCCTTCACGCTCTCAGGCACGTAGTGGAACCACTTGCTCGGGTCCAGATCAGGGAGGGGCTCGGGGTCGGCGACTCCGGTCCCTTCACACAGCGGGCACAGAAGCCACTCAAAGTCGTGCCCCCTTCGCCAAAAACGGCAACGGTGAGGGAAGCGGAGGATCTTCCCGTTGCCCTTGCAGAAGTCGCAGGAGATCACCCGGAGCCGTCCCCTTCTCGACCTTTGGACTTCTCCCCCGTGTCTCTTCTTACGATCCGCACGTCGATCTCATCGAAGCCGAACCGTCGAACGTCCACCCCGGACTCCTCCGCGGCCTTTGTGCAGTGGGCGGTGCCTCGCCCACCCGGACCCGCCAGGACGTAGAGCGGCAGTCCAAGCTCCTCCGATAGCCGTCGCCCGTGCGCGAGCATCCTGTGATTGCGTAGCGGCCCGGCTGCTCGCCCCTGCACATCCCACAGGGCAGGCATCTCAATGACCGGTGCGCCCCAGGCTCTGATTACGGCAGCCCCCCACTTGTCCACGCCCGTCGGGCACGCGCCGCAGATGGCGACGGCGGGCCTGAGCCACTGGAGCGCGTGCGCAAGCTTGGCCACTAGCACGGGCTCGATTTCGACATCGCGCCCGCCGGTCAGGACGACCACTGTTCTATGCTTCGCCATCGTCTTGTCCTTTGGATCGCTAGTCCATCGCTCACACCGACCCTTCCCGGGCACGAAGCTCCCGAGCCACGTGCCGGGCCTGTTCCCGGCTTGCCATGGGCCACGCATCGGTGACGAAGCCGTTGGGGTCCAGCACGAACGCCGTAGGCGGCCCGAGACGCCCCCGGAATACCCGGACGAGGGTACCCGAGGGGAAGGAGATCTCCACGCCGCTGGGGGGCCTTGCCCGCCACGTGTGCGGGCTGCCGTCCAGGGCCCGGAGCAGCCAGGCAGACGCGGCGTCAGTAGGGATTCGAGGGGGTAGCTTGAGCTGAGCCATCTACCGCCAAACCCCCGTGCCCTGGCGGGCTACGGGGGCGGGATCGAGGAGAGGCAGGCTAGCCCGCGAACTCTCCCCCGACCGACACCACCTTGACCCGGGTCAGGTAAGTGGCCTTCGCGTCGTCGGCGTATCGGTCCAGGTCGTGCGCCTTGACCGTCGCCTTGATCTCGAAGTACCGCCCCAACGGCTCCATGTACTCCCCCGCATCATCGGCGATGTGGATCCCCTTGCCCTTCCACACGAAGTAGTTTCCGTCCGCGTCCATGAACTTGTCCACGAAGGTCACGCCGTAGTAAGTCTCGAAGGCCGCACGACCCACGCACAGTACCGACAGGGACAGCCGCTCCTTGACCTTGCCCACATACTCGCTCGACCCGTCCGGGCGGGGCAGCGGCTTGCGGACCGGCTTCAGCTCGCCCTTGTCCAGCGCGACCCGAGCATCGTGGGCCTTATCGTACGCTGCGCGGGGGCTCATGTTCGCCATGCACCACCGAAGATAGTCCGCGTACGACTCGCCCTTCGCAGCACGAGCGGGGGTGGGGTGGGCGTACCCCTCCAGCTCGCCGATCGCCGTGTCCATCCACACCTCAGCCTCCCGGGCTTCTTCCGCCTCGCGGGCCTCCCGCTCGGCACGGGCCGCCGCCCGCTTCTCCTCACGGGCCGCCCGACGAGCCTCCCGGACCATCGCCTTCTTCGCATCGCGGAGCATTTCCGCGGTGGCCGAGTCGAAGTCCACGTGCGCCTTCGCGGCACAGTCGAGCCCGGTGTCGAACTGGACCCCCGCCGCGTCCGACCAGCGGGCCATGTACCGGCAGCAGGTGCCGCAGACGTCGCAGGTCCCGCCCGGCTTGATCTCGTCTCCCGCTCGGTGCGTCTTCTCCAGGGTCGCCCGGAAGGTATAGGGGGCGGCGTAGCCCGCGCGGGCAAAGGGGTGGCGGGAGGTCTTCATGGTGTCGGTGGTCGTGTCCATCGTGCTGGGTATGACGTGACTACCTGACTATTATTCACCAGGAGGAAAATCGTTTGCGGAGAATGCGCGACTAGTCCCCGATCCACCTCTGCACGCTCGCGTGCTGGTGCGGGTGGTTCGGGAGCTGCTCCCACGCATCACGGCCCATCGAGTTGCGTACGCACATCTCGCGGTCCTCGGGACGCCAGACCATCCCCAGGTCCACCTCCTTGCGTCGGCAGTGGTCCATCGCCGGGTCCACCGCCTCGGAGATGTCACCGCCCTGTGCGGCCACGGTGCCGGGGGCTCGGTTGGCATAGATGCACCCTGCGAGCAGGGGCACGAACAGGGACAAGTTTCGGGCTTTCATAGTGACTACCTGACTACCTATTCACAACCGATTTTGCAAGTCGCGCGAAATCCGCGTCCGTCCACTCGTCGAGAGTGGCGGACTTGTGCTCCCGCTCCAGGCGAGCGAGCAGGCCCGTGTGGCC